TAAGCTCCTTCCAATAAACCCCCATAAGCAATATGTCTTGTGTCTGTTACTATACCCTTCTGTTTCTTTATGTACCTAACTTCTATTTTCTCATTAGGTAATTGAAATACTCCTGCCATTTTTTTTTTATTTTTAAAGTTAGTAAAAATTCAGGAGGATTTCTCCCCCTGAATGAATATAATTATGCTAGAATTGTTGGTAACAATGTAGCTGTTTTACCTGGGTCAAGAACAGCAGCACCTAACTGTGCATAACGAGTATAAGTAGCTGAATCTTCCATAGTTCCCATGTATTTAATATCACGTTCACCAGTAAATGCATTACGGAAACCTGACATATAACCTCTAAATTCACCTTCAGTAGTTTCTACCCTTTGAATATTGGCTTCTGAGTTAGTAGCTTGACTACCCATATAAAGAATATCGTAACGATAACTTTCTGCAACACCTCCATTTGGATGAAGAATCTTGTTACGAACTTTATCATCATACATAGCATCAACTTCTAACTTAACTTTAATTCCGTTAGGAGCTAACCATTCTGTAAATTGATAACCAGCAGTAAGAGCATTTGAATGTAGAGGAGATTGAGTCTTCATAATATTTGCAGGATTATCACCACGCAAATTGAACCAACCTTTACCTAACTCAGTAACTGCTTTAGAAAATTGAGAAGCACCTCTAGTACCTGTACGAATCAAGAATTCCCTATCTCCTAGGTCAGTTTTACCTTCAACTAAGTCATTAAGAATTGATTCAAGTAAGTCTAAACTGAATGTGTTATAGAATTCAGTATTAGATACTTCCATTTGTTCCCTGATACCAGCCCCTTGTTTAATATAAAAACCAGATTTTCCAATATCATAATAAGAACCATCAGAAGCTCTATTAGACCTAGAGAACATTAAAGCTACTGCTTTTTCTTGTGCCCATTGACGTTCAAATTGCCACTCAGCATATTGCATCCAAGCAGTAAATGATTTCAAGTTTCCTTGAGCGTCTTTACCTTCAATAGTTGTAGCAACACGTCTGTTTAACAAATTACCAGGAACTTTATGTTCCATACGCAATGAAGTAAAGCTATTTCTCATATCAATAGGAGTAGAAAAATGAATATTTCCACCTTTTACTGACATAGTATCTTCTACAGGAGAGAACTCTTTAGAGAACCTTTTACCAGCAATAAGCTCTGATCCAGGAACACCATTAGAGTTATAACCCATTACTTGAGTTTTATAAACCCAACCAATAGCTTCTTTAACTGGTTCATCAAGAATTCTGAATTGATACACTTCATTCTTTTCACCTACAATAACGTTAACATCAGTGAAATATTTTTCACCAAATACAAGGTAGATAATACTACCAGAAGCACCTACTCCTACATCACCTGTAACAACAGGAGAAGCTGAAGTTGATACGTAAGCCATTAACAAAGGAATGTTCCTGTTGTCACCACCAATAAGTTTCCATGTAAAATCCTCATCATTTTCTAAACGTTTAACTGGGTATCTGCTTAACACAGTCTCCAAGTTATTAACGCCAGAAGAAGCTAAGATTTGAATCATGGCTTTGGTTAAAATTTGTGGTTGAGATCCAAAAATCAATCCAAGATGGTTCTTGGTTGTAAGACCTGACCAGTTTTTAACCTCAGTCATTTGAAATTTTCCTAATTCCATTTCTTAAGTTTTAAACTTGTTATTAATCTATTAAACTAACTATAGGAGAATCATATGAATCTTGATCATCTAATCCTACAGATGATCCTCCTGATTTTATGTAAGTGCTATTTTGTATAGCATCTCTTAATTTCTTTGAAGCTGTAGTATTGGATTTGTTTATAAACTTGTTTATATCTTTAAATCCATTAGTTAAATCATACATATAATATAAACTTTTTTCAAACCCTACAGGATCTTCTAATCTATGTTTCATTAATTTATTTAAAGGCTCTCCTTGTTGTGAGTATTCAACTACTTTAGTCATAGTGTCATATACTCTTTGTTTTAATCCTTGATCTACTTTAAAAGAACCTAAAAAATTATCTTCTTCAAATACAGCTTTTTTTAAGTTATTTACTTGTTCTTCAGCTCTTTTCTTTTGCTCTAGCTCGTTTTGTTTCTCTAGTTTGATTGTATTTTCATATTCTTGTGCTTCCTTTAATTTTAGATTATCCCTAGAAGCTTTTGCTTCTTCATAAGATTCTCCAGCATCAAAAATACGTTTATAATCTCTTTCTGCTCTAGACTGATCAAAACCACTAGCAAGTCTGTCATTTATTATTAGTTGTTTCCTTATCTCTTCATCTTCACTTAAAATATCATCTGTAATATTTTCAAAGATCGTTCTTGTTTTTTGATGTGATTGAATTACTTCACTTGGTACTCCTTCTCTTAAAGCTTCAAGATATTCTCTTTGTAACTCATTCAAATCTGCTAACTCATTCTTTTTAATTTCCTGCCTAAAAGCTTCTGCTAAATCTTCTTCATTTTTAATCTTAATATCAAGGTCAGAAAAGAATCCCTGTTCTTTAAGAAACGAAGCTAAAGGCTCAAACACATCTTCAGCGGCAGGAGAATCAGGGTCATTAGTCTCTTCTTCTTTTTCTTTGAGATCCTCTTCTTTCCTATCTTCACCTACGTTCTCCTGCTTTTCAGCATCGGCAATTTCATTAGTATTAGTTATTTCTTGTGTAGTATCAACTACCTTATCTTCTGGTTCTTCTGAGTTAAAATCTATTAAACTCATGTCAAATGTAAAATCTTCTCCTGCCATAAAAATCATAATTAATTTGTAACAAATATAATAAGACTTTTATTAAAAATAAAAGAGAACTAAAGTACTGATACCTTAGTTCTCTTGTCAACTTATAGCTAAACTAATATTATTTCTTGGAAGGTTTTGACCTTTCTACTTTCATTTTATCTTTATGTTGTTCCATCTCAGATTGTAGTTCTTTAATCCTTAACATTATTTCATCTTTGCTAAGTTCTGTGTTAGAGTCTATCTGTTTATTAGTTGTATCTTGCTGCATCTGAGCTACAAGAAGTTTAGTAGCATTATTGGCATCTATAGTATATAAAGCTAACTCACGTTCTTTGTCTTTTTCTATAGAAGCAGCCTGTAATTGCTCCTGTTGTATTTGCATTTGTTGTTGTGCTTGTTGTTGTTCTATTTGTCCTCGTTCAAATTCAGCTAACTCTATTCTTCTTTTCTTATCTGACATAGATTCTGAGAACAATATATCCATAACAACACTTAAAGACCCCCCATTCTGCATAAAGGCATGAGCAAACTGATTGAGTGTTTGTTCCATTTCTTTAGCTTTACTTTCAGCAGATACAAATATATCATAATCTAATTCTGAAAATTCGTCCCCATCTAGTTCAAATACTTCAGCAGAAAAGTCATCTAATATATTCTGAAGCTTCATCTTATTTCCTCTTAAAGCTATTTTAGCTGTTTCAAGAAATATAGTAAGTGCTCTTACTTTTACAGATTCATGTTTTTTAAACCACCATTCTGTATTGTTAGAAGATTGAATTACTGATCTTTCTACACCACCTAAAGTTTCAGAAGAAGTTGTAGCTCCTTGTCTTTGAGGAGTAATACCTACTATTTCAGACATTTCTGCCTTTATATAAGATAATAAGTTTATATGTTGTTGTATGTAATTACCTGTATCTACATCTATACCTCTACCTGAAGTATTAAATTGTCCCGCTAGTTTACCTGTTGCTGCTCCTTTATTAATCTCTTTAGCAGAATCTATAAACCCAATACCATAATCTTTAGCAAAAGACATCCATTTATGAACACCCCAACCTTTAGGTATCTTAGCCATATCTACCTCTAGTATCTGACCTAAGTTCTTTTCAATAGCTCTTATAACTCTATACCATATAATATCATATAGGTATTGGTATGATTTCATTCTATCTACAAGAGATATAGATTTACCTTGATTATAGTTATATATTTCTCCTACAATACCAGGATGCCCTATTGAAGGATTGCCCATACGAGAGTATTGTACAGGCTTAGGTCTCATATTAAGATAAATATCAGCTATTTTAGTTCCTTCCCACCATTCATTTACCCACATCTTTTCTACTGTCTCTCCTCTTGATGGGTCTGGAATATATTCTTCTGACATTATTTTAGTTTCAGGATCTCCATTCTCATCAAAGCCTGACACTTTAAGAACTAATTTTTTAGATCTCCAATAACATCTAAGAACCCTTATATTTCCTGAACTATCTACAAGTACTTTAGAATATGTAGAACCTGAAAGTTGTGTAGCAGCAACAAATCCATCTACAATAGATCCTGCTGTATCACCTATAATAAAACTATCTGCAAATGAAGCAGTAGCAAAGTTATTACCTGTATTTAGAAATCCTCCTGATATTCTATCTACATCTTCAGGTTTTAATTGGTCATAATATACATCAATTACTTTGCCTGGATTCCAATATTCTTCTACTATAATTACATCAGAATCTTCTATCCTACCAGAGAAACCACTTCTAAGAACATGTACTCTTTGAGGGTTTAGTTTTTCAAATGTAGGCTCATTACCTTGAATATCACATTGATATATCTCTTCTCCTTGTACTAAGACATCTCTAAACCCTTCATTAAATTTAGATTTCATTTCTAAAGCCCTAAAGTAGTGTTTGAGTAATTTATTAGCTCTTACTTCTCTTAGGTCTTTCCATTCATACTTAAAGTATATCTTTAGTTTCTCAAGTTCTGTTTTTATTTCTTCTTCAGATTTATCTTGACTTATAAGATCTGTTATTTTTTTATCTATAATAGATTTCTTTTCTTGCATCTTCATAGATATACCTGTAGAATCTCCTACCATTATAGTAAAATCAAAAGGTCTTTTAAGTTCTTCCCCCACAAGTAAATCTATTTTAGGGACAAGTATTGGTTGGTGTTGTATATCATTAGGAACATAATCTGCTATAGTATTGGAAGGATTTATGACTTTCATCATATCAGGTATATTTAATTTACCTTCATATAAATCCTGACAGATTATTTTACTTCTTATAGTACGTCTAGTACCTAAATTATATTGATAAGATAGTCCTGTATCTAAAGCATTTAGACATGCTTTTCTCCATTCTTTATCTTTCTGTTTATATGTTTTCTTTTGTGGAGGTAATTTTATATCCATAGTAAAATAATTTACTACAAATATATGTACTATTTAATTAAAAATCAAACTGTAAGTTACTATTAGCTAACATAGGATTTTGGGATTGTCTTCTATGATAGTTATTAGTTAGAAAAGCATCGTTAGCATATTCATCTTCATCATCATTATCTGTATTTCTTGTAGCTTCCACTTGTTTATATCTATCAGCCCTTAGTACAAATACCATATTAGCAGCAGACACTCTATCAAAGTTTCCATCTAAATTCCAGGATATACATTCTTGTAAGTAACCAAAAGACCTAATAGACTTAACATTTAAATTATACTCTACTTTTTCTTCCCCTTCTGAATTTGTAATTATTATAGGTCTTTGTTTATTTTCACTTCTCATCCAATCTGCTTGTTGTTTTCTAGCCCAAGCATTTATTTGTACAGATGCAGGAGTGCCATAAGATCTATTTCCTATAAGTCTAGCATCCTTTATATAATTCATATCTTTTAATATAGAAGGTGTTTCAGCAAGGTATCTTAATTTATTCCTTCTATTAATATACTCATATAATCCTTTTCTATTATTCTCATAATTTATTTGAGCGTTATAAAATACAGCTAACTTTAGAGCTATGTCAAAATTATCGTCTGCTAAAGGGTGTCTCCCTATCCATTCAGCTACAAATACATCATTCCATAAATCAAATACATGTACCCCAAATAGTGATATTCCATATGTTTTATATGTATCGTCGTCTACTGGGTCAATTCCGGCTATATATCTACCGTTAGGTATTTCTTTGCCTTTAGTGGCTTGAGGTAATTCGAATATCTCTATAGCCCCTAATAAGTTAGTACCTTTATAAGGCCACTCTCTAATAGGATGTTTATCAAATACAGGTTTATATTCTACCTTATCTGAGCCTATCCAGGTTAAATCTACTATATAGTGATTAGATAGAAATTGTTCTCTTGCAGGAGATATATTAGCTAAATGTTCTTTTAATTCATGTACAGGAAACTCTGAACCTTGTATTCTCATAAAAGCTTCTTGAGGAGTTATAGGTTCTTCTGCCTTTACACGAGACAAGTACTGAGTATCATCAGAACTATATTTCACTTCTAACCTATGTTCTATATCTTCTCCTAGTGCTTTTATTACGTCTGAATTTCCATCTCTATCATAACAGTCTGCCCTGTTGAGATAATCTGGTATAAATAAAGCACATGTGTTTTTTTCAGAGTTTTTATCAAATACATTTCTAATACCATAAACGTGATATGCTTTACATTTATAAAATAATTGCTCTAATCCTTGGAAGTTAGACGCTTCATCTCCTCCTGTACCAAAAGCTATTTGAAATCCAAATACCCTTTTACCGTCCTCTAATGATTTTAAAGCAATATTCCAAGATTGAATTAGATTAGGATTAGACCCCGATTCTTCCCATGCTATAAGCTTTCCCCTTTTTCCTCTCGATTTCTGGGGATTATTTTTAAGGGTTACACCTATTCTTTCAGATTTAAACCCATATTTAGTAGAATCTCCAGGTTTAGTATATCCTGAAATTCTATGCATTAAAGAATCTTTTAAGGCTAACTTCTTACTAAACCCACAATGAGTATTAACAAAAGAGAAATTATCATCTGCTTTATTTAATATACCATCTGCATCAAGATATTCTGATTCAGCAGCAAAAGCATATGATTTACTTTTAGATATAAGAAAGAAATTTCTATTTAACATACTAGCTAACTTAAAAGAGTAACCTTTACCCCTAGCTTTAAGAGTTGCTCCATGCTTTCCTGCCTTTTCAGCTTGGTCTACATAGTGAAAAAACATATAATCTCCATCCCATATATCAGGAAACCCTTCTACCCTATCTACTCTGCTAGCCTCACCTTCAACTCTTTTAGTTAATAGTATAGGCCCATAGTTAAGATAATAATAGTAGTATCCTGGTATCCATTCTCCATCCTCTTCTCTTACATATCCTTCAAGACACCTTCTAATTTCTTCATCCCAAAACTTCTTATAAGGACTGTTAGGACTTCTTGAAGGGTAATAAGGACAGTATTTGCCTGTAGTTAAAAAAGTCTCTCTTGTTTTAATAAAGTAAGACATATTTTCAAGTATATGAGGTCTAGACACGTCTACTATGATTCTACCTTTAGAATCTCTAGGCATGTCTTTAGATCTTGGACGATTAGGATTAATCATCCAATTAACAAGAGGAATATTCAAAACTAAATTAGTTAATTCTGTATATCCCTCTGTACCTTGTTTAAATATATCTTCTACTTTACTAATCATTTAGATTCATTAAACCTTTGTCCTAACCAATTAGCAATATCAGCATCATATACTTTTTGTAAGTATTCTGCTGGATCTTCATGATTTGCAGTTATCAACTCTATCCTAGAATCTGATAATAAGTAATTACCAAAAGATACTAAATCATCTAAGTTAAATTTTTGTTCTTCCATATTATTTAATTTTAATTCTAATTCTTTTTCTTTGTATTAAAAGTTCAAGAAATTCTTTAGTACTATTACACATTTTAGATATAGTAAGTTCTTCTGACCATACTCCAGATATAGGTTCAAGTACCTGATATACAGTACCTCTACTAAAATCATTTACTTGTTTAGGGTAAATATAATCAGTCTCCATCTTCGTAAATTCCTTTCTGTCCAGACCCTCTAATACTACCTTCTATTTCTTGTTCTTTTTTAATCTGTTCTTTAAGTTCTCTTATAGCTTGCATAAGTTTGGGAGATTCCTTTATAGAATCTATAACTTTCTTAGGATCATAAACCAAAGAACCTTTCATATCTCTTTCAGAATAATCTACATCATCAAAATATCTTCCGGTTTTATCAAGAGCATTTAATACCCTGTCAAGATATAAAGAAGTAGGTGTATGGCTTCTACTTTTATAGAAATCAATAGCTTCTTGAGTAACTTTATCTATTTTTAGTTTATCAGATTCTGACATAGATAATAATATAGCCTCACTTCTCTCTTTTTCATCCCTTATATCAGAATACTCTGACTTAGGATTGCACATAAAAGCAATGTAAGATAATTCAGATATACCATATCTTTTATCTTTATACTTATCTAATACCTTTTTAAAACAAGATAATGTAAGTACTTGTGGGTTTATCTCTACCTCAAAATCATCATTAAATTCAAATAAACTATTCATTATGTTTTTATCTTACCGCAATTCAAACATTGTCTATACATTATAAATTTACCATTTTTCATGGATGCTTTCCTAATCCATCTATGCCCAAAAAAGAAACAATAAATTCTTTTCATACTAACAAGGTTTTACATTTACATCTAAAGTAGTTGTCGTATTACCTGTAATGGTATTATACTCTTGTTCTAATTCCTTAATTTCTTCTAATTCATCTATGTTAACATAAACATATTTTACTTCTCTTGAAGAAATAAACAAGTAAGGCTTTTTATCTATAATCTCAATAGGAGGAATAATTTCATAATTATCTGGCCCTATATCACTTACAGAACCTATTTGTCTAGCACCTTTGTTCTTTTTAGGAAATCTATCTACAAATAATTCTATTTCTTCTCCAGCACTAACATTAGCATTAGGCCCTGCTACAAGTACAGTCTGCCTTGATAATATTTCACCTGTTTCTTTTGATGTTAGTATAACTCCTCCAGGGGATATCTTTCTTGTATTTGCTGTAGTAATAATATGATCATACATACATCTAATTGGCAACTTCTCTATTCTTTTCTTTTTCATTTAACTTACTTCTATTTAATTTATTTTTAACTGCTAATTTACCAAATCCAGGTAAAGAAAAATTAGTCTTTACACCTTCTAAACTATCTAAATTCCTGTATACCTTCTTAGTAATATTCATTCTTATATAACTCATAAAAGTAGTAATAACACTTTTAACTGTATTTACTGGTATACCTAAAGTATCTGCTACTTCTTTAAATATTTCATCCATTATAGAAACACTAACTTTAATTCAAAAGATTCTTTTGGTGGAATATAAGATGGATTTATACCTTTATCTTTAAGTGCTCCTTTCTTTCTAAGAATAGTAAGATAATTATGTAATACACCGTCCTTCATATTAAACTTAACCTTTATATTCTTCTTAACATCAATATCAAATAGTAACTTATTAATAAGTAAGTCATCATGTACAGGATATTTATTTACTATCTCATAATACTTTAATATTAACTCTACTAATATATCTATTTCTTTATCTCTAAGGCTATGCCACTTATGAAGTGTATCTAGGTACAATCTAACTCTCTGCTCAACAGATGTTGATTTAATAGGAATACTTATTGATTTCATGCCGCTTATTTTACAGTACAAATATAAAACAAAAATAATTAAAACAAAATATAACCTATAATAAAAATTATATTATAAATATAATACATTTGTATTAACAAACAAATAAATTAAAATATGGAAAAATTAATTAAAGAATTTGAACGTATATGTGATCAAGGTATATACCCTTGGAAAATGGCAAAAGAATGTACAGAAGTGAGCAAGAAAATAGCAATTAAATATTCTGATTATATTTACGATAATTTTCAATCCTATGACGGATTAGATTTACCTGTATCACAAGAAGAACTATTTGATAAATTTATAGAAGAAGAATATGGAAAGTAATGTAAACCATCCTACTCATTATGGTGGAGATGACCCTCTAGAAGTAATAAACATAATAGAATATTATAAACTAGGATTCTGTTTAGGTAATGTATGTAAGTAACATAGAAATTTTAGGATGGAAACAAGGCAAATTACCTTATCAATTCTTTGATGGTATACATATGCTAGTATTTTCAGATCATCATAAAATACAAATAAATCACCTAGCAGATGATGTATGTATATTTGATGGTATTATAAAAAACAAGTCACAATTAAAAATTTTAATGCAATGGTTAAATATAAATTAAGATTAGTACATTATTGGAGAATACTATGGTATACATTTTTGTTATATTTAACAATAGTACATGTAATACAAAGGTTTAAATCTCCAAAATTAACAGAAACACAGCTATTACAAGAAATACCTAATAATTTAGTTTTAAAATTTAAACTTTAATGAAACAATTAAATATAATTTAATATGGGATGTAATGATGATAGAATAGATGGAATACCTACTTTTAGTGAACTTACATCTAAATTTGATTTGAGTAAGTATTTAGGTAAAGGAATACATGAACAAATACAAGAAAGTAATATTACTAACTACAATACATTAACACCACAAATACTAGAAAAATTTATACAAGATTCGGTAAGTAAACAACAAAATATAGATCCTGAATTTAAACAAATAATAGATGATAATTTCTTTAACTTAATTTAAATTATTATGAAAGATAGATGGGTTAATGTAAAACGAGCTGTTCCAAATATAGATGAAGAAGTATTAGTTTGGGTAGGAGATGATCAACAATGTTTTGATGTAGCTAGATATAATCCTATTTGTGCATCTCACAATAATGGGTTTCAATGCAACTTAACCCCAAACAATTATAGAAATATAACTCATTGGAAATACATAGGAAATAAACCTATTATTAAAAATAAATGAGTATATTTGTAAGTGTTTTTTCATACTTTGAATTTAATTGATTAGTTTCAAGTCCCTACTTGTTAGGGACTTTTCTTTACTCCTTAAATACAGTTAATTCTATATCCCCAGCATCAGTAGTGGCTTCATGTATTTTATCCATAATTCTAGTCATCGACTTCATTAATTTCTTATCAAACAATCCGTAAGAATCCATAACTGTGTATAACTTCCATAACTGATCTAAGTCTTCCTTTTCTATCGTTATTGCATACATAATTTACCCTCCGAATTCTACATTAAGTGTTAATTTACCTGTTTTTAAAAATTCATTTCTAGTATCATTTCTTCCTTTCCAAAATACCATAGGATTAATAAAGTAAGTTCCTTTATCCCCCTCTAGCAATCCATTAACTTTTAAATGTTTTATAGCATTAGATAATTGTTGAGAACTTATACCTAGAAACTCAACTAATCTATTTCTTTCCCCTGAAGGTAAAAGTACTCTACCTGTATTGTATTCTGCCATTATGCAGAACTTAGTTAATACTTTCATTTCAACTACAGATTTTAAATTAAAGAATCCTGCCATATTTTCTATATAAGTCATATAGAACTCATCTTGGTTAACCCTAACTGAGAAAGTTTTAGAGGTAGTTGTAATCTCTCCTGTCTCAGGATCCACAACTGTTTGCTCATGTTTTAATTTCTTATTCTTTATCATGTGTACATTTTATTAGTGTACAAATTTAACAAAAACTTGTGTAATTTACAAACTTTATTTTACAATTCAATTCACTCATGAGTGAACCGTTTTATGCCATGAGTGAATAGCATAACGGTAGGAATGAACGACAAATCTTGTAACTAATTAACATTCAATTATATCCTTACTTACCCCTTCTTATCTATTATGATAGGGTAGATTTATCTACCTATATGATAAAATAAATTGAACTACAGTATGTTATCATCCCTTATGCATAATATCATACCTATAAGATAACAAGCAACCTGTATGATAACACAGTAATGTCCAGTAAATTATAAAAAAAAACTGGACAAACATAAGCCTATACTGTAGACTAGATGGTAGATATATGAGAAGTACATATTAGTAATTTCAAAAAAAAATTATAAAAATTTTTAAAGTAACATGTATATCGTTATGTGTTTACTATTCCATAAACATACCCCCACTAAGTTAGAGCGAGTGACAGTATCCCTGTCATTGTTTAGTGTGACCAAGATTGCTGAATATCCTAGAGATATTACAAATCGGAAGACTACATACTAATCACTCACTAACTTACACTGCTGATAGGCCAGATATAGTCTATCACTTATTTTGACTATCCTCTTCAGCCTATCTATATACCACAATGATGTAGTATTAACTTACAGGTTTATAAGCCTTTAGGTTAATATTACATATCATTTGATGTAGTACTTAGGTTGATAGGTTATAGTTCTATACAGTTATGATGACATAACGTATAACTTGAATGGAAGTGTTGTTATTGTTACAACAGAGAGAATAACACACTTTTCACCAATTTTACCAATAATTGAAAATTACTAACTTTAATAATATAGCTAAAATGAAAGCAAATATACCATTAGCAATATACATTATAGGTACTTTAGCTGCTATTGTAGTTACAGTGTACTTCATAGTATTTGTACAATAACATAAAGGATGAGCAAGATTAGGTCTTGTATTAAGTATGTCAATCGCATTGACACCTCATCCTATTCATACATCACAAGCAGGTTTGCAACTATGAATAAGCATAGTTAAGGGTTCGATTCCATTTGTGGTGCTAATAAACGTAGAGCTGTTCTAGATACTCACAGTATTGTATAGTGATTAGGGTATTGCTTTAGCGAGCTAATTATACAAGTCTTTACGTTTATATCTTACAGGTTAAACAGTGTTGCCTGAAAATACACTGTAATATCTTAATATCAATATTATGTCATTCAATTCAATGTGTCTAGTTAATGCAGTAGCATTCAATTCAGGTAAAACCGATAAAAATGGTGAAACACCAGTATTACTTAATGTTCTTGCAGGCAAAGCTCCTAATAGGACTGTTATCTCTGGTACAATTGCAAAACGCAATGGTTATGAGTTAGGTAAGATGTACATTGTACAGATTACTGAAGGTAAAGAAGATCCTCAATATGGACGTCAATTCAACATTAACAAAATCTCTGAATGCTCAGTAACAGAAATGTTCTCAGCTATCAAGGGATTTGGTGCTGCTGAAATCTTTACGGTAGGACAAGAGCAAGATGCTTCTGTAGAAGAAGTTATTACTGTAGTTGATACAGAGATTAAGTAATCTTCTTGCAAAATAATGAAAGGTGTAGCAATGCACCTTTCTTATTACTAATTTAAAACTTATAGAAGAAATGAAGATATTTGCATTAATTTGTTTTGCATTGATTATTACTTTTGGAATAATTAATTCTTTAAATAAACCCAAAGAATTAACAATATCACTACCTGAAGAAATAAGACAAGCTACATCTCAAGATACTTTAATATGTATTAAGAGAAATGATACATTATTCATAGAATTTAATAATAAATACTAACAATATAAAACAAGGTAATACCTAAATAGGTCTTATTAAAAGATAATTAATAAGGTTGGAAAAGACCATAATTACCTTGTTTATTTTATAGTATTGTCACGATTCCTCTAACCTCGTGAATATCCTGTAAGTTTCAGGCTGTACCTATACTAGATGTAAATAGGATATTATACATTTGAGGCTAGTTAATTTGTATAATATGATAAAGTGAAAGGAAAGCACTTGTCTACTTTGACAAACCCAAGTTCCACGTAGCTTAATTAATTGCTATTGTATAGCTATGCTAGCAGACCAGATAGTCTGCTTTTAATTTGTAAATCTTTAAATCTTAATATTATGGAAAACTTATATTTAGGAAAGTATAATTCTGCTGAAAGTTCTAAAGAAATAACAGTAGGAAAAGGAAATTTTATGTGGCATGGAATGATGTCTCATTTATACTTTAATAGAAGTATAATTGAATTAAATTCTATAGTAAACGAAATACAACGTATAAAAAATACTAAAGCTACTCTAATAGAAAAAGCAGTAGATTTAATAAATAATTTTCATTGGACTCATATGATGGAAGATAACAGTAACGCTACTACAAAGCAACGTAAAAAAGAGGAAGAATTAAAAAAGATTCTTGAAATATGCACAGAAGATATGTTAAAAGATATATATGTTGCTTATATACACAAAGCATTGATTCATTCTATGGGATGGAAAAGCCCTATGTCTTATGATAAATTTGTATCAAGAGAGTTACCCTTAACATAAATAATCTTTAAATCTTAATATAATGAAATTAATGAAATCTAATTGGAAATCATTAGTGATATTAATGGTTCCTGTAATCTTATTAGTTGCAGCTATTGTATATAATGTTGTAACAGTTGGAACTAGTTGCTATTTAGTAACTATGTAAGCTCAAAAAGTGAGAACATATTTAATATGTTATTACATCTCACCTTATTATTTTTCTTCTTAAATTTGTTAAACTTTAAAACTTAAAATATGACCTGGAATCAAAAACTATGGAGGGACACTCCAGAAGATGACACAGATCAAGATACTTACTGCTTGCAATGTGGTAGATATATTGATCCTAATTTCAGTAATCATAATGGATTATGTGATTACTGTAATGAAAGAAAGTATGATAATGAAGAATTAGATTGTTGTAATAAAGTTAAATAATTATGAAAACAATCTATAAAGTACTCAAAGTTATTACTATTGTTATAGTAATATTAGCTATTATAGTATTAATTACACCTTTAATAGCATTAATATGAACTGGAACGATTTTAAAAATGAATTATTGCCTTATATTTTTATGATAGTAACCTCTGGGTTACTGTTATATATTTATGTAAGGTATATAATATAAGATACTAATTAAGCTAGTTTATGAACAGCCACACCATTCGTTGTATACAAGGAGTAATAAGGTGTAAAGAGGTGAGATGCCTCATTCGAGTAATATCTGGTTGCTAGCCAGAAATAACATATAATATTAATTAAAGAGTTGTTGTACAACTATCCAGTAAGTTGCTGGCCATTTGAATAGTAAGCATACTTTTAAATCAGGGATACGTTTGTAATAGAAATATTATTTAGCTTTCATGAACTAGCTATCTCAAATGAGAAATATGAATCAGTGTAATTCTGACCTACAAAGGAATAGTATTCCAATGTAACTGCTATAGGCAGTAATTAAAAAAAAATAAAGATTTGGTAACTAAATAATAATTCGGATAGAAAACCTGTAGAAATTACAGTTAATTAGACTATCAAGAGTAAAATCTTATATTATTTAGTCAACTTAGGTTGAAGTTTGAATTCAATGGTTTAGCTTACGAGCATTAAAACAATGGAGTTTCCAGTAGTTCAAACTTTACCAAATCTTTTTAAAATATAGTAATAAGTAATAATTCAGAGAATACTGATGATATTGAATAATAGAAGTAAATGTCTTTTACAATTACTAAAGAATAGTATTACTTATTACTTTAACATAATAACAAATAATATTGGTGGAGTAATTACCCAGTTTATACTACAATATGAGAGTCTATAAAGTGTCAGGTATAAGTAAATCTCCTTGGTGACTTGTGAGTAGGACACCTGCTTTGTAATCGTATAATTAACCAATTATTTGTTATTTTTTTTAATAAAACTCTAGTTAAATCTTTTTAAAATATAACTATAAATTGATGTTTTAATGGAGTACTATGAACAGTTTAAGAACACTTACAAGTATACCGAGTGCCATTTGAGTAATTGGTTGTGATGGAAAGAAGACAAACTAGACATTTATAGTTATTATAGAACTCTAGCTAAAGAGGATAAAGAAAGCCATGAGATAACTTATTAATTGGTTATAAGAAATAGATCGAAATAAATCTATACCAAAGATTAGAATAAAATGTAACAATTTGTTATAGTAAAGGCTAAATTAATAAGAAGTTTATCAGGCTGTAGTGAGATTCTACAGCCACTTTTAATTTAAAATTAGTAAATATGGAATACATTACATTGATAGGATGGAAATCTAACATAGGAAGATCATTAAATTGGTTAACAATATCAGATATTGAATGTAGTCAAAAATGGAAAAATAAAATATATTTTCCTCAAGATGTATTAACTACTGAAAAAGGATTTTTATTAGTTCAAACTACAGAAGGAATAAAAGAATTCTCTAAAAGTCATTTTGAAATTTATAAAGAATAAAATCTCTTTGCTTAGGAAGCAAGCAATAAGTTGCGGTGAATATCCGCCATGCAAGGCAAGCTAACTATAAGCTTATGATTTGGCAAATCAGCTTGCGGAATAAGACACTTAACAGAGATAGTAAACTCTTTAAAACGTAAGGTGTTACAGCCAAGTACAGAGAGATTTTTTAATATAATAGTTAATAAACCAAGAAAATTGGTTGAAGATCATTTGTTAGATATATAGATTAATTGACATAGATAACATTAAGAGTTAAAACCTGCTATAATAAGTGCGCCACTTATGATGGGATTGAAAGCAGTAGCAAGTATAATTATAGAATACAGAAATTCATATTAACTATTTTAATTGGAAATTAACTAAAATAATAAATATATGTGTTTAATTTTAAATAAAGACTCAAAAAAATTGTTAGCAAAAAAAAGATATTTTTTGCTATAAATGGTTATTTAAAATACCTATTAAAGATTCAATAGATAAAAATTATAATTATAAAACAGTATATCAAAAAGTAGATGTCGTAATTGGTGAGACTTATATTTCCGAACTTAGACGTATAGACTCTGTATATTTTTCTTATATTACAAAAGGGTTACATTCATATAAACATATACCTGTTGATGTATTTTATAACGCTATTCTTGTGGAATGTATTATACCAAAAGGAGCAAAATATTATAGTGGACGATTTAATGCTATGTCTAGTTATGCTTCTGATACATTGAAATACATTAAAATAATAAATAACTTATAATCCAACGGAGGAATACTCATGTAACATTCGAGGATACTAATCTATGCAGTTGAAGTGGAATTGGCTTGATCCAATCGATAGATATAGAAGGACACTCAAAAGGGATGCAGGTAGCCAATGTCTTAGAAAGGTCTGCATAAGTTATTTAAACTAATTAAAACAAAAGTAAAATGTATATTGTAGATATTGAAAAGTTTACTTTTTTGCAAAGAGATTTTCTAGTGCCTATTTACATGGCTAGAGGGTGCTTTAACGGTAGAGATCTGCATCCAATAATTACTATTGAAGATAAAATATATGTTCTATCTCATACAAAACAAAAAGGAAAAAGATTAAATATTAAGATAAGAATCTATGATATAGAAGGGGAATTTATTACAGGTATAAAATCTTTCAATAGCCATCTTACTGGAAATCAGTATTTAACTTTACCTTTATTTAAGCCTAATAAAATTTATTCTAATATAAGTGGGTATATAATGATAAAACCTTATTTATATGATTTAGGTCTAACTGTTAAAAAATTCAAACTAATTAAAACTGTATAATATGAAATACAATTTAGTGGCTAGATGGCCTGGAACAGATTTATGTTATAGGGATAAGCAATGCCCTAAGTGTAAAAAAGAATATTTAGATACAGATAAAATATTTTGTGATATTTGTGAATGTACTAAAGAAGAAACAATTGAAGAAGCTATGCAAATATCTTTAAAAGATAAATTTTCTGGTTGGACTGTATCACCTGTTTTTGATGGGAATGAATTAGAAGATGCTTGGATGAGAGGAGCAAATTGGCAAAAAGAACAAGATCTTACTCTTATTAAAGAAGGAGTAATATGTCTGAAAGAATCTAATATTCTTCTAGAAGCAATGTCTAATAAAATAGATAAAATGTATACTGAAGAAGAAGTTTACAATATTGCATTTTTATTATGGGAAGGATATATTCACGAAACAAAAGAATATCCTGATTATTGCACATGGTTTGAACAAAATAAAAAGAAATAATATGCCAGAAATAATAACATTAAATGATTTGCTATTAGGGACTTTAGTAGCAATCATAATTGTAGTAGCTTATAAAGTAGCTACAGGAAAAAATTTCATTTCAAAGGAAGATAATAGTCCCACTTGGAGTGAATTAGAAAGTAGAAGATTAAATAAAAGATGAATCCTTTGATAAAATTCTTGCTTGTCATAGCTATTATGATAAGTATAATAACATTTTGTTATATAGTATATACTATTATAACAAACAATAAAAACAAATAAAATGGAACTATTAGTGAGACAGAAAAGGCCATTACAGGACTTTTCAAGTGGTAAATGGGTAAATAAACAATTTCCTATTATCTTTTATACAATAAAGGATAATAAAAGATTGGTTATAACTCATATGAGTGAGGATGTAAGATCATATGTATTGACATTAACTATAAACAACAATTCGTGTATAGGTAAATACAATACACATGAAGATTCTTTATTGTTCAATTTAAATATGGAAGACAATAATTTAAGAATAAAAGATAATACAAGGATAGAAGGTCTTGTATTATTAGAAAGAATTGCACCAAATGAGCCAATTTAAGGCTGTGATTTAATTGATTTTAGGGTAGGTGCACCCATCTTAAAGGGGTAGACAGTCTGGTTTTCAATAAGGCTATTCGTTTCCAGGCTGCCCTTTATAAATTTAAAAGGGGCTTAATAATTAATAACATTGATTGTTAGTATTATATGTAATAGGTAGGCAGTTTTCCCCTCTGCCGTTATTAGGATGTGTTGGATTTATTTTCATAATTTTTAGGTTTAGGTTAATAATGTTTTGGTTAGTATAGTACTACAGGTTGCATCCTACTGTAGTGCTTTTTTATTTTATATTTGTAGAATATTTGGGTTGTATGTTACTGGGTGGTAATATCCTAATGGTATGATTTAGGAAGTGATAGAAATATGTGATATCCTAATACTATCTTATGAAGTTCGAATCTTCAACAACCCACTAAAATAGTAATAATTTTATAGAAATCTATAGGAAACTGTAGACGTAAATACAATACAATATTAAGAAGATAATTTATTAATGTTGGAATGCTGGAGTTTGTATATTGGTAGTAAGAAAAGGCTAGACTATCTTAAACTATTACTATTTATTGTTTAACTTAAAAAGAAAATGATGAAATGGATATTAACATTAGTATTATGTCTTATTTACTTGAACATAAATCCAAGTATAAAAGAATTAAAGGGAAATAAATTAAATTCTATTAAAAGTTTATCTATTGAAGGTAAAGAGCTAATTTACAAGAAAGTATATCAAGAAACAATAGAAACACTAAAGAGACAAGAAGGATTTAGAGCTTATTTCTACTCAGATAACGGATATCAATGTATTGGTTATGGTCAAAGAATAAAGTTTTATTCTGAGAAGATACAAGAACCAGTTACAAAAGAGCAAGCAACTAGGATTCTTGAAAAGAGTTTTAATAATCATATTAAACTAGTAAAAAGAATATATCCTAAATTAGATGATATAAGAGTTATAGAATTAGCTCATATATCATATCAAAGTGGAATAGTAAAAGTAATTAAACTAATGAAAAATCAATATGAATTACAAAATAGTAACCAACGAACAACAGTTAATTGAGTTCATTGATTGGCTACCAGAGCTTAGATACAATGAGACTTTTTATGTGTGTCTATTTGCACGTAAGAAGTATTGTCAGCATTTAGTTCATATAGCTAGTGATAAAGGTCAAATGAAACGATTTACTTCTAAAAAAGATTATCTTATTCAAAAGATAAAACAATTAGAATGTGAAGTAGGAAATTATACTGTTAAAGGTGTAATTGCACCCCAAGAAAGTTTAGCTTTGTATATCAATCCTAACCCCAGGGACATGGAGAAAGCAGCCAAACAATCTTTAAAACATTTTGCTGAGTTAATTACTAAACCTTATGGAGGATGGAATCCTCAAGCAGAAGTTATATCAGAAATACAGAAAGCTAAAAGTAGAACTATTTATTTTGACATTGATTTTGATGGAGTAGAGATATCTTCTATAAAAGACAGATTGTTAGGAATATTAAATTATTCTTCCTGCCATTTTCTTAAAACTAGAGGGGGATTCCATTTATTAGTTGAAATAGATAAAATTAATGAAGAATATAAGAAAACTTGGTACAAATCTGTAACTTCTTTTGAGGGTATAGATATTAAAGGAGACAATATGATTCCTGTACCAGGATGTACACAAGGAGATTTTACACCTTATTTTATAAAATAATAAATCTAAAATAAAACGGAAAAAGAAATTAAAATACAAGTACCTGATGGGTATGAAATTGATAAAGATAAAAGTACTTTTGAAAGAATAGTATTTAAAGAGATTAAGAAAAATTTGACTTATAATGATATTGCCAAAAATCTATTTACTGGAAAAGACTTATGGAATTTAGAAGAAGGTGATGTAGATAAACTTGATTGGTCTTTAACAGACATTTTATATGCAGATAATTCTAAAACAAGAGAGCAATTAGAATCAATTTTAGCTTTAAATAAGTTATGTAATGTAGCTAAATACTTGAATGGTGACTGGATTCCTAATTTTATGGATTCTAGTAGAAAATGGTATATTTACATAAGTGAAGGTGGAGCATTAAATATTCATAACTTTATTTCTACTAAGTTTAGTATTGTCTATTTTAAAACAGAACAACTAGCACAACAAGCTATAGAAATTTTAGGTGAAGAAGAAATAAGAAAAGCATTAACTTTAAATTGGTAGATATGGGAACTCAAGATTTAATAAAACTTAGTTTAGAAAAAGGATTTATGCCTATATTGTGGCATATCTCTTCATCTCCGCCAACAAAATTAGCTGAAAAATTCTATCCTTTATGGTTAAGTGATTTGCAGAAATGGTTAAGAGAAGCACATAATATTCATATTGAAATACAAGCTATTAAAGGTGGGTATATCTCTACTAAGTTAGATGAACCTAAAATTCATTATAGACAAACTGTGTATACTGATTTAGTTACAGAAGATACATTAGATGAAACAAAATATAACATATATGAAGAGGCTTTAGAGTCTGCTTTAGAAGAAGCATTAACACTAATAAAATAAAATATGGAAATGTTTATAGGTTGCTGGAATAGTAGGCTAGATATTGTTCCAGAGCTTACTGAACAGGAAAAACAAGAAATATATGGAACTAATTGGAAATTTTTAACTAATAAAAACTTAAATTATGGAGACTTACAAGACAAAATTAACAGACAGAGTTGCTGTATTATATCAATCAACAATGTTGGAAGCAGCAAAACCTGTGACAAGACAGGAATTAATTAATAGAGAATGGGTAATAGACTTACCTGTTATAAGAAAACCACACAATAGGTACAGAAAAGATACACTATTATCTCCTGAACAAAAAGAAAGCCTTAAAGAAAACTATGGTAATCTTTATCTTAAAGGTATGACAGAACAAGACATTCTTAAAGTACTAAGAAAAAGACACAAGAACCACAAATTAACTATGTTTGCTATAATTAGAAATTAATATTAACCTTAAAAATTTATTATTATGCCGCTATTTTGTGAAGTATGTAAAGTTGTTGTTAGTAAATTTACTAAGCAACATTCAGATCCTTTTCAGCCTTATAATGATTTAACAGCTAAATTAGCTGAGATTCAGGCTAAAGAGGATATGAAGAAAGAAAAAGAACAAGAAAAGAAGAAAGAGAAAAAGTCATGAGAAAACTATTGGTTTTATTTAGTTTACTCTTAGTAGTAAACTCTCAAGCACAAACTAAGGATCAATTCAAAATCTTATTAGATAAACTTGATTGTAAAGTTATAGTAGATACTACATCTTTTATTATAGGTGAGGTAGAATGTGAAAGGTTGATATCAGGTGTAAAATATAGAGTTGATTTATATGTTACAGGAATATTAGATAGAAATACTTTAACTTCCTGGACTGAGAGTTGGACTGATGCTACTAAACAAGATGTAATTCAAACTCTTAATGATAATGAGTATCTAAAAAGAGCTGGGGAATCTAATGTATGGTTAGGTAGATTTGCTAATAAAGATTTTATGTGTATGCCATTGTTCTCTTATGAGAGGGAATATTGGTATATATTATTTGTATTTATATAAGATAATAAGGGTAGAAATGCCCTTATTATTTTTTCCTTAAGGCATTTAAATTAAATAAGTATGGAAACAGAAGAAATATGGAAACCAATTAAAGGGTATGAAGATTTATACGAAGTGTCTAATCTGGGTAGAGTTAAAAGATTAGATTCTAATATAATATTGAAATATAACAAGGATATTAAAAATAAATTAAAAGTTTGTTTGTGTAAACAAGGAAAAATAACTTATAAAGTAGTATCACGTATTGTAGTAGAATCCTTTTTAGGTCTTTCTTATAAACATTTTATTAAGTTTAAAGACTCAAATAGCTTGAATGTTAAACTAAATAATTTAGACACCAATAATATTAGATACTGTTCTGATTGCGGAAAAGAACTATTTTTAATAAATAAAGAAAGAATTAAATGTGATTACTGCTTTAAAGTACCTTATTATAAAATAAGTAAAATAAGTAAAAGAAATAAAATTAAAGACTTACATCCTACATATGTAAATTTCCTTTTAAAAGACAAGGGGTTTGCTAAAGAAGAGATAAATCCTATATTATATGATATACAATTATTAATGGTTAAAACAAAAAGATTATGCAAAACATTAAAGAACTCAGAGATGCTTTAGCTAAAAATTATGAAAGATTAGAAGAAGCTTATTCAAATCAAAATGTAACTAAAGAATTACAGTTTATTACAAAAGAGGTAACTAATATGACAGGTAAATTTATGCAATCTGTAGCTTTAGAAGTAAAAACACAGCAACATTTAGGAATAAAAGAATCAATACCTTTCATGAAATATAATAAAACTAGTAAAAAATGAAGTATAAGTAATGAAAAACTGTAATGGAGTACTGGAACTTCACATTAAATAATAAAACGGTTCGGAGCAGAAGTGCTGATGCTATTACTTATATTTAATATGTAATTATACAGAGTAAAGAGTGTAGCAACAGGTGAATAGAGATTGTAGCCTAAAAGCACCGACGATTTGGCATAGTGGGTACAGTCTCCTGTATAGTTATATATTTATAGGTTTTCACTGTTGTACCTTAAACAATAGTGATTTTAAATTAAATTAATTATTATGAATAATATAAAGTGGAAAACATATAATCCTAAAACAACAGGTAAGTATCTAACATGGGTACAACATAGCCACTCTACCTTAGAAAAATCTTTCTATTTCTTTTTAACTACTTATGATTCAGACAATGGATGGCATACAAGTCCAAATGTTACAGTACTATGTTGGACACATCTACCTGATATGCCTAAATTTGAAGTAGATTTAGTAGATGAAAAGATGGAGGAATTTATTGATAAAGTGGATAAACTTTGTTATGACTATGGGTATGAAATAAGTGCCCTTACTACAGTTGAAATGAACTCTTTATTAGTAATAGAGGGAGAAAATGAAAGAGTTAAACTTAAATCCATTATAGGGGATGGAAGAGGTAAATTATGAGAATATATAAGAGACATAAAATAAAATATGTAATAGATACAGAGTGGTATTTGAATACTTTAAAGTTACATTCATGGTATAAAAATGAGTGGAAAACAAGTTCTGTAGGAGTTAAGGTATTTACAATATTACCTAGTCTGTATTTAACTTTTCCTTATTGGAGAGGTATTACACATGATTCTAATACTGTATGTGTTATATGTAGTTTTCTAACTTTTTGGTTTAAACTAAGTATTTATTATAAATTTACTCCTATACAAAAATTAGAAGACGGTAAAACAATTGATTATAGTAATACTATAGATATATGAAAAAATTTGTACAATGTTGTACTAAGATAACTTGTAAAGATATAAACGAATTATGTAGTAAAATAAATGCTTTAGAGGCAGCTAGTGAATACCCTATAAGTGTTTCTCCTTCTATAGCTAATAGAACAGATACTAATTTTTGGTATAATGTATTTTATTATAAACAAGTAGCAAATGACGAAAATTTATGAAAATAAATTGGTATACAGGTGATCCTGTACTTGAAGGATGGTATATAGTTTATGCTAATTATACTTGGGAAGAGCAACACTTGGTTGGAATACAAGCTATGTTTAAATGGAGCAAAGTAGATTTATGGCATTGCCCTCTTGGATATGAAATACTTTATTGGACTTATTTACTAGATGAACCTACAGATGAAAATATTATTTCTTGATTTTGACGGAGTATTAAACTCTTTAGATAATATGGAAGCTAATTATTTTCTTTGGAAAAGTGGAATACAACATAAATCTAAAGATAGATTTGGGGATTTATTTGACCAAAGATGTGTTAATTGGTTAACATATATTGTAATGAAAACAAACTGTAAAATAGTTATATCTAGTTCTTGGAGAAAGTCTGGTAAATTTGCTATGATAGAAGTATGGGAAGAAAGAAAAATGCCTGGATACTTAATAGGTACTACACCCATACTAGAGGATCAACTAAGAGGATACGAGATAAAAGAATTCTTATTACAAGAAGAGATGATAGGTGGGGGTAATGTAGAGTCTTATTGTATTGTAGATGATGATAATGATATGTTAGAAGGGCAACCATTAGTACAAACTAATCCTATATATGGATTAGATAAAACTGCTGCAATACAAGTAATGAATATTTTAAATAAATGAATTATTAATAATTAAATTAAGTATAAGTATGAATAAATTTTTAGATTTTAGTTCATTAATGAACTTGGAAGTAGCTACTCCAGAAAAAGTAAAAGTACAAAGAGGTACTTTAAAAACTGATATTAAAGGTGATTTTAGAATTACTAAGTCAGGACATATCTATTATTCTGATTCTTTTAAGAAAGAATTAGAAGTTCTAGTAGATGTGCAAGTAGAAGAAACAGGTACTATTGAACCTAAACCATTTCTAAAATACCTTGATGTAATAGATGGAACAAAAGTAAAATGGTCTAATGACCAAAAAGCTGATTTTATGTTTGTTGCTATTCAACCTGTAGGAACAGCTAAAGCAGCTATTCAAGGTGGTGAAGGTAAAGTAGCATTTGTTGATAAATGGTTCAAACAAATTGCTAATGCTTGTTATGCTGTTAATTGGGAAACAGAATCTTTTATTGATTTTACTTTATTGAAAGATAAAGCTAAAGAATTTAAAATTTTCAATATTCCAAGAACTAATAAGAAAGGTGAGCCTGATTATGCAAGAAGGGAAAATATTACAATGTACCCTTGTGTACCTACTAGTATGATTCCACCTGTAGTAGTACAACAAGAAATAGAGTTTCCTGAAGTTGTTAATGAATCAGTAACAATAGAGTAATTTTTAATTTTAGAAGGTACAATAAAGTACCTTCTTTTAATTTTTACACAGATGAAACTTAATTATTTAGGTACAAAAGTAAATGGTATTGATACTGGGGATTTTGAAGTATTTAAATCTTGGGTAATACAACAAAAGAAATTAGGGTTAGATTTGGAATCCAATGTCACCCAATCCATACTAGACAGGTTCTTAGTTACTGTTCAATTAGCAAATAAAGAGGAGACTTGGAGTTTTCAATGGTCATTTTTAACTTCTAAACAACAACAATTTATACTAGACAGACTAAATAAATCAGATATACTTTATATAATTCATGGAAGTACTTTTGAGTATACTTTATTACTAAAATATGGGGTAAGGCTTAAGAATATATGGGATACATATAGAGCAGAACAAGTATTGAATAAAGGAAGAGGCATAGAACAATCTCAATTTGATTTAGGTTCTGTAATATTTAAAAGATTTGGAATCACATTGAATAAAGAACTTCAAACTTCTTTTGGTGACAATGTAATGACTAAAGAAAAAGTTTATTATATGAATATGGATGTAGCTAAGTCTGTAGAATTATATGAAATTCAATTAGGTGAGATGAAATCGTTTGATAAAGCATATCCTCAGAAATTTCATAAAGGTTTAGTTAAAACTATGTGGTGGGATAATGAATTTGCTTTAGTTGCTGGAGATTTAGAGTATCAAGGTGTAGTATTAGATACTAATAAATGGATGGAATGCTATAATAAATACTACCCTAAAATGTTAGAAGCTAAAGCTAAATTAGATGCTATTGTAATAGAAGAGTTTAGTGATTTTGCTAAAGGACAAGGTTGGTTATCAGATGTTGATAGATTTGAATCTATATGGGGAAGTACAGAAAAGAAAAGGGAAATACTGAAATTAGTATTTCCTAATATTGAATCTGTAACTAAATTAGGATTAAAAGAATATCTTAGAGATAATGATCCTGATTTTCCTAATGAATTAAAAGACAAAAAAATAGTTGTAACTAAATGGAATGAGGATAAAACTCAAACTATAGAAGAAATAAAGTATAAATCTTTATTAAATACTAAACAATGGGATAATCATAAATATGAAAGGGATTTAAATAATAGTAAATACGATTTAATAAAGCTTTTACTTATTACAGGTAAAGACGAAGATTATACCCCTAATCTAAACCAATTCTTCTATAAGAATTTTCCAGAGTTTATGTTAGAACATGAATATGTTATTCCTGCTAATACTTTAAGTTTAAACTGGGCTAGTCCTTCTCAAGTATTGGATATATTCAAGCAAATAAAACCTACTATAGAAGATACTAAAGCATTAACTGTAGAAGATAACTTATTAACTCATAAACTATTTAAGGCTTACGAGGAATTTAAAGAGTATATTACTTTAGTTACTAAATACGGCCCAGAGTATTTAAATCATGTACAAGTTGACGGTAGAATTAGAACAGTCTATAATACAGTGCTGGCAACTGGACGTTTATCAGCAAAAGAACCCAACATGCTGGGCCTACCCAGGAATAATGATTATAGAGCTTGTTTCACAGCTCCTGAAGGATTTAAAATAATAGACGCAGACTGGGACAGTCAAGAATTAACTATAATAGCCTCATTATCAAATGAATATATATGGTTACACCATTTAGAGTTAGCTCATGACCTACATTCTGTTAATGCTGAGATTGTGTTGGAAGATGAATGGAAGAACAATGCTTTAGATGATTGTAATTATTATAAGAATTTTGATAAATGTAAATGCCCTAAACATAAAGAGCAAAGAACTTTTATTAAATCTATTGACTTTGGATTAGCTTATGGTTTAAGTGCTTATGGTTTAGCTGCTAGACAACATAAAACAGAAGAAGAAGCTAAGCTTGTAATAGATAAGTTTTTCTCTAAATTTACTAAAGTAAAAGAATTTTTAGATAAATGCGGAAAATTTGCAGTAACTTCTAGTATGATAAATAACAGTGCTCTAGGAGGTATAAGATTCTTTGATAAATGGAAAACTGCTAAAAAACAAGACTATACAGGAATGTGGGTATATGCTAATCCTGAAGAAGCTAGAGGTGTTATGAGAGCTGGAATGAATTATCCTATTCAATCTTTTGGGGCTGATTTATTAAAAGTAGCTTTTGTACTTTTAAGAAGATGGATTATTAATAACAATTTGACTAAAAATATTCAAATAGCACTTCCATATCATGATCAAGCTATACTATATGCCGATAATGAGCATACTATACTAGCAGCAGAAAAGCTAGAGTATTTTATGAAACTATCAGGCAAGTTGTTATTAAAGAATGATTTACTTAGAGCTAGTGCTTCAATAAGTGATTTTTGGAAAAAAGATTAATAATATGAATAAACATTTAGAAATAATACTTAAAAAGATGTGTGAAATGGTAGAAGCTGATTACTCTTTAATTGATTTTAAAGAAGAAGGCTGGTTTACTAAATATACATGGACTTTAGAACGAGAAAAAGAATTTAAAGTATGGTTACAGAATTATTTAAAGGATAATAAAGAAGTCAGACAAGCTTTATTAAGTTATCCTATTTTAAGGAAAAGTAATTACTCTAAAGCAGTAGATGAATTTTGTTTTAACTATGGTTGGAAATATGAAAAAGATAAAACTATTTAATCCTATTAATGTAGTAGGTTGTCCTAAATGTGGTCAAAGAACATTTAAGAAGATAGTTAATTCGGATAATAGTTTTTACTGGAAATGTACTCATTGTCTTTATGAAACACAAGTAAACAAAAAGAAATGAACTACTTTGAAATGAGGTATATTTGGGATGACCCACAACAAGCTGCATATTCTAAAACCATAAGTTTTGAATGCAAAGGCCTATTTAAAACTTGGAAATTAGAGAATGAAACTGACGAAATATTTAAGTGTCGGTCTGAAAAAGCTGCTATAGAACAATTAGGTAGAATAAATAGAAAAAGTAGGATTCCTGCTTTAGTAGAAATATTTGAATTTTATTAAAAGAAATGACACAAGAAGAATTAGAAGGTAATAAATTAATAGCTAAATATATTGGAGCTACTAAACGTGAGCAAGGTAGTTTTGAATTATATAATTTTCCAGAGAAAACCAAAGAAGGGTTTAAATCCTATGATGTAATTTACTTAGAGTTTCATTGTTCAATGGATTGGTTATATCCAGTATATCAAAAGATTGTGAAGTGGCATGAAAAAGGTAATAATGATAAATTAGATATTTATTCTAAAACATTGTTAAATAGTAAGTACTTAGACTGTATATTGAAAGTTTCTGGAGGAGAATCTGTTTCTGAAATATTCAAAAAGATAGTTGAATGGATTAAAATTTACAATTTAAAAGTATTAGAAAATGACAAAACTTGAAGAAATAATAAATAAACATCGTATAGATGCAAACCATTGGGCAGACCAAGATTTTACAGATGAAACTGTTGAAATTATTGCTAAAGAATATGCAGAGTTCTGTTGTGAAGAGCAAAAGAAAACTTGCGCTGAGAATGCTAGTTTAACAAGTATGACTTTAGAAGAAATACCTGAGAATTGTAATTTTATGCATTTTCAATTATTAGACTCAGATTTTGCTATCGTTGATAAAGAATCAATTTTAAATTGTCCGACTTATAAAGAAGAAGATGGAAAGTAAATATAAAGAAAGAGTTGTTAATCTATTCGAAGTGTATAAAAATTTATACCATTTTGAAGAGGGTTCACCTGAATATCTTATAGATAAAGAGGATTTTATTGAAGTAATGTGTCAATTAGCTGAAGAAGTTGAAAAAGAAGTAGTAGATCAGTTTTTAGGTAATCCAGGTTATATTTGGTATACTAAAGAACAAGCAGAAGAATTACTTCAGAAACAAAGAGAATTATGTGCTAAAGTTGATAGAGATAGTATTTTAAATACAAAACTTAAACTGGATGGAAAAGATATTAAGAAAAGTTAAATGTAGTGAAAGATTGCCAACTGAAGAAGGATATCGATTTGTATTAATGCCTACAAGTGAGAAAAGAAAACTAATGTTTATAAAACTGGATAATACCTGGTATTCTGATGCAAATGAAATAAAAAATCCTGAATATTGGTATGAAGAAGTTGAGTTAGATTTGATAGCGATTGAAAGACTTGGGTTAAAAGATAAATTTATACATTCTGAATTATTTGCTAAAGAGAGGTATGAAAAAGCTTTAAACTATATTGAAGAACATTCAGGAAATATAATATGCTATTTAGAAGAAGCAAGAAAAGCACTTAGAATAGCTGCTGGATTGGAGGAAGTATGACAAAAGCACATAAGTATTTAAAAGATTTCCATTTACCTAATGATGAAAAACTCTTGCAATTAATTAAAAAAGTGCAAGAAGATACAATCAAAGAAACTGTTGAAGAATGTTCTAAAAATTTATTTCTCATCGGGTCTTGGCAAGAACCTAATTATATGCAAACTATGGGATATAGAAATACTGTTAGTTTTGTTAAAACGTGGGAATTAAAAGCTCTTAATCTTAAAGTAAGAATAAATATTGAAACAGATAAAAACCATGTTTTATCAGTAGCTGAGAAATTAATAAAAAAATTATGACAAAAGAAAGTACAATTAGATCTATTAAAGCTAGAATTATAGCTGAACATTCCAAGCATAGTAATTTAGATTGGATGGAAATAACTGCTAGAAAATTATATTCTGGTATTATTCAAGATTTACAAAGAGATGCTTTTGAAGCTGGTAGAGAAGGACATATAGAAGTCATTGGAGCAACTTATTATAAAACATTTGAAGATTATTTAAAAGAGATAAATGAATGATATAAAATATTTATATGGGTTTAATATAGGGATACTAGTAGAGTTTATAGTTAGAGTAGATTCTACTAATTTATTTGCTTGGATTTGTCTTAGTTTATTGTTATTAATAGTTATTTTAGATACAATAGAAGAAAGAATAAAAAGATGAATGATATAAAAAGTAGAAAACAAAGAGAATTTGCTGATAAGTATATTGAATTATTTAATGATTATTATTCTATAGCAGAACCTTGTAATTTCTCTATTATAAGTGCCACTGGTACAGGAAAGTCTATGATTACTTTTCTTATTCTTGATGAAATACATAAGTATTTTGATAAAATAATTATATTAGTTAATGCTGATAGACTTAGAGATTTTACTTGGAAAGAAGAATTCAAGAAGTGGAATAGACAAGATATATTAGCAAAAACAGAATTAGTTAATTATCAAACTGCTTATAAATGGACTCAAGATAAAGTAGATTTATCTAAGACTTTTTTAGTATTGGATGAAATAGATTTCATTATTGGCACTGACAATTACGGGAGACTATTCCAAAACTACCCTGATGTTTCTATGTTAGGATTAACAGGTTATTGTGCTATAAGTAAAAGAGAAGAATTGAATAGAGTATGTAGACCTATTGTAGAATATACATTTGAACAAGCTGTAGCTGATGGAGTTATAAATGATGTAAAATTTGTATTTGTTAAGTTTGATTTAGATAAAGAAAAATCTATAAAAGTAGAATATACTGATAAAATAACTAAACAAAGAAAATCATTTTATCAATCAGAAAATGATGCTTATGATTATGCAGATGCTGCATTTAGAATAGCCTATGGTAAGTGGGATAAAGCTAATTCAGATTATACATTAGGTATGTGTACAGCTAAAGAGTTATCTAATCTTGAGTATGATATGAAGAGAAAAAGAGATGCTAGATTGAAAATACTTTATAATGGTATAGCATCTAAGAAGATAGCTTTAGGATTACAAGAATCTATTCTTAAGGAGTCTAATAATAAAGTTATAACTTTTAGTAGATATACAGCTCAATGTGATAATATTAACAGTTATACCTATCATTCTAAAAATACAGACATTCAAAACGATTCTAATTTATCTAATTTTAATGAAGGTAAAATAAGAAGTTTAGGTGTTTGTAGTAAGATAGATAGAGGAGAAAACTTAAAAGGACTGAATAATATAATCCTAGAAAGTTATACCTCTAGTGATACTATTATCACGCAAAGAAGAGGGCGCTCCTCACGGTTAGGTGTAAATGAAGTTGCTACATTTTATGTTCTTCTTCCTTATTTTATGAGAAAGAACAAAGACAAGAGCTATACTTTAGCTGAAACTCAGGCTGTTACATGGGCTAAAAATATGTTAGCTCAAGAAGATACAAGTGATTGTAAAGTAATTGATTTACGAACAATAAAAGAATAATATGTCATCAGAGGAATTTTATAAAGAACAAAATGTTAAAGCTTTATATGATATGCCAGCAGGTATAGTAGCTTTGAAAGAAAAAGATTTATTTAAATTAATGGAAGATTACGCTTTACATTGTCAAGTAGAATCTGTAGTAGTTACTATGATAGATAATAAAGTTTTAGAAAAAGATTAAAATTTAATTTATGTGGTTATATAAAGCAATAATAGTAGCTATAGTTTTATTAATTCTAGTTGCTACTATGTATATAGTATACAATATACTAGTAATACAAAGAAAAGATAAAAAAGAACTAGATGAGTTAATTAAAAGAATTAAGGAAAGTCATGACACAACAGGAGATACTTGATAATGAGTTAATTGCTGAATTTATGGGTATAGAAGTTACCAGATTTAAATTTAGAACTTGGGATGCTTTAATTATTGGGGATGAAGATGATGCAATGGATTACGGTAATCTAGTTTATTATAATCCTAATCATAATTGGAACCAATTGATGCCTGTAGTAGAGAAAATAGAATCTTTAAAGATGGATACAACTATCTCTATTTTTGAAGTTAAAATAGGTATTAACAGATGTTTTATTGAGAAGCATCCTCAATGGGATTGGAATTTTGAAATATACCCTCAACCTATAGAAATAATAGATGATTCTATTAATAAAATTGAAGTTGTATGGAAAGCAGTTATTGAATTTATAAAATGGTACAATGAACAAGGAAGAGATACTTCAAGTATTGATAGATAATAAAGTTATATTTAGATTGAATGATGAATACTTCTTGATTGATAAAAAAACTAATAAAGTTAAAGGTGGAAAATGTAAAAACTTACCAGACAAATATTTAGGAGTTACTTCAAAACAAAGCTATAAATATTTTATGGAAGATTGTGAAATTCCTTTTTTTAGTTCTGGTAATTTAGTATATTCGCTTCGGGAGGAGAGCATAGGTGCATTAGCTGTATTGAAGACTATACTTGAAAATCCTACCATTGACTATTTAATTTTAGTTTCAAAAATCAAATCTTTTTATAAACTTCCAGGTAAAACAACTGTACATCCTAAATTTAGTAAATTCTTAGAAACAGGTGTTTGGGAAGGTGTCTATGAAAGTAAAATTAATAAAAACAACAATGATGAATATGTTGATAGTATGTAAGGTATGAGTTACTATGAAATAGCCAAAGAACAAAGAGATAGAGGTAAGTTAGGATTAAATAAAGGTATACCAATACTTCTTCCTAAGTTTAGAAGGTATATACCTAATATACAAAAAGGTAAGTTCTATTTGATAGCAATGGATTCTGGGACAGGTAAAACAAAGTTGACAAATTATCTATTTATGTATACACCTTTCTTTCAATGGGTAAAAGCTAAAGGTAATTTTGATATTGATATTAGATACTACACAGCAGAGATGCCTATAGAAGAAATAATAGCAGAATTTCATGCTTATTGGGTGTTTCTTAATAGTCAAAAACTAACAGACATGGATCATATCTACTCTTTTGGTGAGAACAAGCTAGATAAAGAGATTGATGATATGTTAGAATCTAATGAATGTAAAGATATTACTAAGGAATTTGAAAAGAAAGTAAAAATTATAAATGAATCCTTTGGTAGAAAGTATATTTACAAACAACTAATAGCTAGTGCTGAAAGAAATGGTACAATATCCTGGGAAACCAATAATGACTCACATTTTATAAAATCCTACAAAGAACACAATCCTAATATGTATAATATCAATATAGTAGATAACTTTCAAAGACTGGTTAGTTTACCAGGTGAAAGTTCTAAACAAACTATTGATGAGTTATCAAGACAGATGGATTGGGGAAGACAGAAGTTTAACCAAATATGGGTTGGATTACAACAAATCAATAGAAACACTAAGAATCTTGATAGGTATAAATTAGGCCAGTATTTTCCTGGCCCAGAGTCTTTAAAAGATACAGAAAACCCTTTTCATGATTGTCAAGTGTGTATAGTTGGTATTAGTCCTAAAGCTTTAAACCTTAAAGAGTATGATGGGTATAAAGTAGCTCATGACAAGGAAAGTAAAGGATTAATGGATAGACTTAGACCTATTAGAATATTGAAAAATAGAGGAGGTATATCTAATAAAACAGGATATTTAGGATTTCTAGGAGAATGTGCCCATTTCTTTGAACTACCAGAAGCAGATAAAATATCTGTTAAATTTTATGATGATTTTTATAATAATTATGGAGAGTAATGTTACACCAAGAGAAAATATTAAAAGAAATTTTAGTTGATTCATATCGTACATGTGATAAATGCAATAAAACTATACAAGAATGTAGTGAAGAACTAATAAAGCTACTTGAAGAAAATGAGTACAATGTACAGCATAAAACATGGGATATTTAACTAGTAATTATGATAGTAGAAGTAACATATCAATCAAGTGATTTGTATAGAGGTAAATGCTCAAATTGTGGTGAATGGACTACTACTCTTGTTAAAGGAGAAGGTAGGTGTATTGACTGCATTGAAGATGAGAGATTCTTTGATGAAACTATGAAAATAAAACAAAATGAAATTAGAGATTGAGTATGGAAGAAGACAATGATGTTACAGAAAATACTGTTTTACCTAAATTAATACTAGAATCTAAAGGTATGAAATTGAATGGTAAACAGTATGAGAAGCTTATTACTTTTCTTGAAAAGTTCAGAGAAGATTTAAGCTATACTTCAGAATTTATAATAACAGGTTTTTATATTAATTATACAGAGTAATGGCAGATATTATATTAAATATTGGAAAATCAGGTAGTGGTAAAACTTCAGGTCTAAGAAATTTACCAGCAGAAAAAACATTTATGATTAGACCAAACAGTAAATCTTTACCTTTTCCTGGTGGAGATAAGAATTTTGTAGAAGGTAAAAATTTGTTGATTACAGATGCTATGTCTACTGTAAAATCTACTTTGATTCAAGCTAGTAAAGCAGCTAATAATCCTTATAAGTACTACATAATTGAAGATTTAAATCATTTCTTTAATGCAAGAACTACAAGTGATGCTTTTATAGCTCAAAATTCAGGGGGTGCAGCTTTCAGTAAATGGAATCAATTTGCAGCAGATATTATACAATCATTTATTGTAGTAGCTAAAGCTTTACCAGCAGATAGTTATTTGATTATCTTAGCTCATACAGAGGAAAAAGATGATGGTACTATTGGAATGCAAACATCAGGTAAATTGTTAGAAAGTAATCTTTATATTCCTGGATATGTAACTTATGTATTACATAGCATGATTACAGGGGATGCTAAAGATCCTAATTATGTGTATTTAACTAATGCGGATGGATTACATTTAGCTAAATCACCGGCAGGTAGTTTAGATAAAACTATGCCTAATGATATGTACAAAGTTGTATTAGCTGTAGACGCTTATAAAAAAGGTGAAAGTAAAGTTCAAGTTAAATGGAAAGAATAATTATTAATATATTAAAAATCAAATTATGGTAGGAATAGGTATCAATGAAAATGTAACAATTAGTAGTGAAACAAAAATTAATGATAAAGGTACATTAGAATTAATTTTAAAACAAGGCAGTTTGTCAGAAGAAGAAAAAGTGTTAGCTTCTTTAGGGGGTAACGATGTAGATGATAAATCTACTAAATTATTATTGTTTAATCCAAAACTAACTAATGATAGTACTGGTGTAGTAAAAGCTCCTGGTCAAATTATGAAAGAAATTCAAGATTTTAGAAAACAACTGGCTGAATTTCTATTGTGTTATATGACTACAGAGGAAGTAGAATCTTTATTTGGCTCAAATATTCCAAAGACTTTATCTAAAATTGAAGATGATAAAGCTTTTGTTGTAGCATTAAAGAAAGACACTACTGTAGATGCTATTACAACAGGGATGGTTACATTATTTGTTAAGTTATGTAAAGAGAATAATATATTTGATAGTAAGAAAACATTTAGATTGAAACTTTGGAGACAAAAGAAAGAGAAGAACTTTCCTAAACTTCCAGCAGGGTTTTCTAAATGGGTTGAGCCTATGGACGTACCTACACCCAAAGTTAAAATTGAAAAATTTGATGAACAGCCTTATGATAGTACAACTAAATTATGTAGAGTAAGTAAAGAACCTATGGAAGCGGATACAATTTCTCCAGAAGTTGTAGAAACTACCAACAGTGTATTTAATAATTTAGAAGAAGAATCTAAAGGGTTTGTATTTCCAGATTCATTAAATTCATAAAAAAAATATGTGTTTAGTAGATGAGTTAGTAAATGAAAGCTTGTCTATTACAAACATATTAAGGTATATTGATGATTACTCAATATATTCTAAATATATAGGAGAAGAGTTAGAGTTAAATACTTGTTACTCTTCTCCCATTAGAGAAGGGGATGATATACCTTCCTTTTGTTTGTATAAGACAAATAATAAAATTAAATTCAAGGATTTTGCAAGAGCAGAACTGAAAGGAGATATTTTTGATTTTGTAAAAATACTTATAGGAAAGGAAAAATTCAAAGAAATCCCCTTGTATAGAGTATTACAACAAATAGATTCTGATTTTCAATTAGGTCTATATACAGATGTAGGAGAGTTACCTAAACTACAAATAAGAAAAATAAGTGATATTAAAGTTAAAGATAAATACACTATTAATGTTACTTCCCACAAAATACCAACACAAGAATTTACAGATTATTGGGAAAATAAATATGATATAACAGAGGATATATTAAAAATGTACAATTGTACCAATCCTCAAATATTACACTTTACCTCTAAATCAAATAAATTTCATGTATACCCTAAAAGTTTATGCATATCTTATCAGATAGGAGGAAAATATAAAATTTATTTTCCATTCGAACATAAATCAAAAAAATTCAGAAATGACTTTCCTTCCAATTGGGTAGAAGGTTATATGCAACTAAAAAGGAAGAATAATTTCTTTATTATAACTAAAGCCATGAAAGAAGTTATGTTTTTTAGAAAGCATTTTGATTGGGACACAGTAGCAGGTAAATCAGAAACTACGATGATACCAAATCATCTTATGATAAAACTCTTTAATGATTATGAAAAAGGTTATATATGGTTAGATAGGGATGAAGCAGGTAGACAATCTCAAAAAGATTATATTGCTAAATACCCTAATTTAATACCAATAGTATATCCTGATTATATAACACAAAAAGACGTAACTGATAGGTATGATTTTATGAAACAGGCTGGATTACAGCAAATTGCATTAAATGAAATAAAACAATTAATAAATAAATAAAGTATGAAAACAATTAAATTAAAGTTATTAACTCAAAATCAATTACAACCAATTACAACAAATGCAAGTACTTTTGCAGAATTTAAAGCAGATGAACAAGTTAAAGCTTTAGGTATTGATTGGAGTAGTCATAAATTAATAGACAGGGCTACAAGGGCTACATTTGAATTGGACGAAGCTAAGATGCCAGAAGTAGACTCCATCATGTTTGTTACCCCTACTAAAACTAAATCAGGCATGTTATCTTATAAAGAAGCCAAAGAAGAAATTCAAAAACTTATATCTGAAGGTAAAATTGAGAAAATCAGTTGGGTAGGTAAATCCACTAAAGATTTGAATGATCTTTTACAAAAATCTTTTACAGAAAAAACTGGGAAATTAGTTACTGAAAAAGTAGCACAAGAATTAAACGAAAAGGATACTATTGTAGAAGAAATTCAAGAGTTACTTACTAAAGTATCTAACAAAGTAAATGAATTATCTAAATTATCAGGTAATGATACTTCTGTTCTTGCTAAAGAACTTAAAGAGTTTAAAGAAAACTTAGCAGATTTTGTCACTAATGATGATCTAACTAAGGAGTTAAAAGATATTCAAAGCAGACTTAAATAATAGTAAAGAGCCGAAAGGCTCTTTTTCATTTTAAATAGTTATAAAATGGTGATACCAGAAGAATTATTAAAAATGTCAGAAAAAGAGCTTAAAGAGGCTCTACCTGATAATATATTTAAAGCAACCTACATACAACATCACTCAGAAATATATAAAATACTACATAAATTAAATAAAATTTTAACTGTTTATTCTTACACTGATAAAGTTATCACTACAATATCTAATCAATTACACGAGGATTACTATGAGCCTTTTACAATAAGTAGCTTTAAAATTGCAGTAGAAAGTAAGAGAGAAAAATATTTAAAAACTTTAGATGTAGATAAGTTCATTAATTGGATAGAAAGTGTAGTAAAATCTTATATAGACGAAGATAAATATGATATACAAAAAATAAATGAAAGTAGAGTAGAGTTAATACTATACTATCCTGAAATATCTATTACTAATAGTGTAGAATTTAAGCATACTTTAAGAGATGTATATTTAAAGTATATATTTATTAAATCAAAAAATCTATGGGGATTTAATTCTATATCTATGTGTAGAAATACTTATACTGAAAAAGAATGGTTAGATTATTATATGCATTCTCATATCGCTGTGTCTTACTTAAATTCATATTCTTCTAGTTTTTGTATGGGCAGTAATACTCCTACAAGTAACTTGTTAACTCAGTTTCAAAAAAATTTATTAAAATTTAGAGAATTTATACTATTATTTGAAGCTTATTTAAGTTGGGAAAGCATAGAAGGTAAACCTTATAGGTATATAGAAAATGTATTGAAACCTATAGAAGCTAATTATGATTTTATAGGTTTAGAAGTTATACCTGATTACATTACTGTAGTATATACTTTAACTAAAAGAGTTTTAAGTATTTTACAAGATATACAATTTGACTATATTCCTCTTGTATTTAGTAGAAATTACACTATTATATTAAAACAATCTACTGTAGATGAAATAGATGAACTACTTACTAAAGAATACCCTGAGTATTGTTATACTGTTTTAGATGACAATACAGTAAAATTAAAAGAAAGAGTTAGATTAACTGTAAATGGTAAACATACTGATATTTATTTTAAAGGTGAGAATAAATTAATAACTATAATCCCTGAAAAAGATACAGTTAAAGAAGATTTACCTATAAAAATACATAGAAGTTTATTAAATTCAGTAACAAAAGAGATTAAAGAGCAATTCGAACAATTTATAATTAATAAAATATTAGGATGAAAGAAGAAAATATAGGAGTGATTGGTACACTTAAAATAAGTAAAAGATTACAAAAGATAATAGATTATCTTCATTATAAAATAGGATCTGTAGAGTGGTCAGGAGTTTTATACTATAAATTAACTAAAGGTAATTTAGAGGATTTAGAAGATTTAGAATTTGAGGCTACTTTTATGTATCCTATGAATATAGGATCTTCAACATATACTGAGTTTGATTACAATGGAGAACTAGTATCTGCTTATGATATATTTGAGGAAGGACTTGAGCAATCTACATCTCTCATACATACACATCATTCTATGGGAGCATTTCATTCTGGTACAGATTTAAAAGAACTTACAGATAATGCAGATAAATATAATTATTATCTATCATTAGTAGTAAATTTCTCACATACTTATTGTGCTAAATTAGCTATTCCTTCTACTGAAATTGTAAATTATACCTCATATATTAAAAATCAAGAAGGTAAATTGGTTAATTTTCATGGAGAAAGAGAAGAGAAGATACTCCTTATAGGTGATTTAAATATTGTATTTGAAGAAGAAGTAACTAATGAATCTTGGCTAGATGAGAGAATAAAAACACTACAAGAAAAGTCTAAAGAACAAAAAATTAGATTTAAAGATGCTAATGTTTTTGATATAGGTCTACCTAACTTTGGTTTTGATAGATTTAAAGAAAATCTAAAAAGTTCTATAAGTGCTACTACAGAAGTAACTACAGATAAATTTCTAGCTTCTTTACTTTCTTTAAATGAAAAGATTACAGATAGTTTTGAAGCTATTCTTAAATTGCATTTAGATGCTACAGAAGAAGAATTAGATATACTTGAAGAGGCATTAGAGTCTAATTACGAAATTATACATGAGAATTTGTATGGTATGGATGCTGATATAAGAAGTGACTCTATAAATGCTTTACATGAGTTGAATAAATATCTCTCTAAGTATGGAAAGTATAAAATATTTGATGTTTTAGATTTAATACTATCTAGCTATGTCGCAATTTAATGATAGATTTAAAGACGCTCCTTGGTACAATCAAAGTTGTAATGAAGAAATATTAGTTGTAGGAGCAGGAGGTATAGGCTCTAATTTTGTTTATTGCTTGGGTAAATCTACTTTAATGAGAATATTTTTAATGGATTCAGATAAAGTAGAATATCACAATGTAGGTACACAGTTTTTCACAAAAGAAGATGTAGGGAGTAATAAAGTACGGGCAATGTATGAATACATGAGTAAATGTAATAGGTACATTGGTACGATACAAAGAAGGTATGATAGCTCATTTTCTCCAATTATGGTAGCTGCTGTAGATAACATGAAAACTAGAAAAGAGATATTCGATGCATGGAGGCAAAAAGAAAATAGAGAGCTATTACTTGATGGTAGATTGCGTGCAAATTATTATGAAATTTATGCTGTTATTTCAGGTAAGGAAGATGAATATGAAAAAACATTATTCTTAGATTCAGAAGTAGACTCAGGGCCTTGTACATTTAAGCAAACAGCTTATTTTGGTATGTTGATAGGAGCTAGAATGACACAAATAATAGTTAATTACTTAACTAATAAGTATTCAGAAGAACCTATTTGTAATGTACCATTTAAAGTCAGTGAATTTGGTGAACCTTTTAGTATAGAAATATTATGATTTTAAAAAGAAATGATAAGATTTTACCATTGATTTTTACTTTGCCTGAGTATGAGAATTCTAAGTATATAGACCTAGTGTTTCCAACTTATTGTTCTACTGTGTATAAAGAATCAGCATATAATTTTGTTACTGATAATAATCATGGGTATGTACATAGAACAAGGTATAATGAGTACTATAAGACTTTCTATTTAGGAATAATAGATAAAAAAGAAGAAAGTATAATTTCAATGTTAGTAAAGTACAATAATGAAAATTATTTATTATTATGTAAAGATTTTGCAGAAAAAAACACAAGTGCTACAAGAAAAATAAAGAAAAGCGCAGTAGAAACATATAACATAGATGTAAAAAAGAAATTAATACTAGCTGAAGAAAGCGAATTATATGAATATTATTTAAAACTTATAAGTCCTACATTTGAAGATTATAAACAAGAGAATAAAGTAAAATTAGCTAAAGAATTTATAGAATGGAAGAAAAACAACGATTAGCTTTAATAGATTTAGATACTTTAATTTATATTGTGGCTTATAATCAACACAAGAATGGTAATAGAGACAATTCTGCACTAGTAAAACTACATGTAAAGGAATTTATATCTACCATTCTTGTAAGGTGTAGAGCTAACTTAGTTTCTATGGTTTATCAAGACAAAGGACACAGTAACTTTAGAAAGTATTTTTATCCTGATTATAAAGCTAATAGACCAGAAGCTCCTGAATTTATAGTATTATGGAAAGATACTATAATAGAGATTTTCTCAGAAATAGGGGCTGTAGGTGTCAAAGTAATAGAATCAGATGATGTATTAAATATAGGGTACAATAGATTTAAAAATGAATATGATTTAATAATAGTTTCAGGGGATAAAGATTTAAATCAAATACCAGGTGAACATTACAATCCTAGAGAAAACAAAAGTTATGTTGTTAGTAACAAGGAGGCATTGTATAATCTTAGTTTACAGTTACTTATGGGGGATTCTACAGATAATGTGAAAGCTATCCCTAAAATGGGAACTAAAATATCCTCTAAACTTTTAAATGAAGTATTAGGAAATACTGATTTAACTTTTTCTTTTATAGGTATTTGTTATGATCAGTATAGAAAAGCTTTTGGAGATATTTGGTATTCTGAGTATTTAAAAACTAAGTTTTTAGTGACAATGTTACCTGAAATAGATTATAATTCTTATCCATTTAATCAAGAAGTATCTGAATTATTTAATATAATACCTTGTTCTAATTTAATAGTAACTAGTGTATTTATGTAATTTATGACGAGAAATGATAAAATATTAAAAGTTTATGTGTTGCCTTTATATGGAATAGAAACTTCTGATAAAGATGTGGAAAAGATCTACCTTAATAAAGATGGAAGTTATCTATTCTTACAATTAAAAGAGTTAAGCCCTAAGTTAGAATCTAACCTACTCTATTCGGGAGTATTTGAATATTGTAATAAAGAATTTTATATGTTTAAAACTTCTATAGCTTATGCCAAAGATATAATAAAGATAATTAAAGGAGAGTATAGTAAGTTAAGTAAAAATGCTAAAAATACTATAATTCAATTGAGTGGTTTACCTTATATGAAGAAACAAGGTAAAGAAACAATAACTCACTCTTTTTTATTAGCTTTGTTAAAACACAAAAAGTATAAGAAAATACTAGAAGATAGACTAGGTGTAGAATTACAAGAAGAGAATGAACTTATGGATAAACTAACAAAAGAAACGTTTATTGATAATTTAATAACTTAAAATATGGGAAAATATAATATAAGAGATGAAGTATACTTCATGGAATGTGATGTAGCTAGAAAAGGTAAGATAACTGGAATAATTACATACGAGGGGCATATTAAAACCATGAGTTTTGATGATAAAGTACCTGAAGGACAGATTGTAATTAATTATGTAATAGATTGTTATACTACAAGAAGAGAAGAAGCTTTGTATAATTCTGTTTTAGAGTTACAATCTAGTGTTTTTAAGAATTTAAAATAACATAGAAGTCCTGAAAAGGACTTCTTTAATGTAAATATATGAGTAATAGAAATAAACAAGTAGGCTCAAATTTAGAACGCAAGTTGTTCCAGCTTATTAATAGAAGAACAATAGCATCACAACAAGGGGTAGAATTAACAGAAAAGGAATTATCTAATAAAGATTTAGAGGCTATACCAGAAAGTAATTTTGTATTATTTCCTAAATTAGGGTCTACAAGAAAGTTGAGTAGAAGTATGGATGCTAAAAAGAAAGATATTACTCCTGAGAACATGGATAGATTACATGACTTTCCTTATATATTACAAGCTAAAAGTTTAGCTGTAAGTGCTGCTCCTTATGCCAAATTATTAGCAGAAGTTAAAGAAAATAATAAATGGGGAATACCTGTAGTTATTCATGAGCAAACTAAAAAACAAGGAAGTAGATTTGTAAAGCAAGATGATTTTGCTATAATGTATCGTAAAGATTTTATTGATATGATATTTAAAATAGCTGAGTTAGAATTTGAGTTAAAACAAAAAGAACATTTTGAAAAATGAGTAGTACAGGTAGAGGGGGAGTTAAATTAGACCAAGATAAATATTATACACCTATTTGGTGTGTAGAAAAACTTATATCTAAGATACATATTACTGAAATAAAATCTTTCTTAGAACCTTGTAAAGGAGATGGTAGAATACTTACTTATATACCCACAGATATTACTAGAGATTGGTGTGAATTAAGTGATGATAAAGACTATTTAACTTTTATTCCTTCAATGGAGTATGATTTGATTATTACCAATCCTCCTTTTAGTTTATCCATAGAGTTTTTAACTAAATCTTTAAAGGAGGCTAAAACAGTTTGTTATTTACAAAGATTGAATTGGTTAGGTAGTAAAACTAGAAAAGATTTTTGGAATACTAATACTCCAGACAAGTTATTTATATTGTCACAAAGACCTCAGTTTATGAAAGAAATGGGATTAAAGTCTGGAAGTGATAGTACAGAATATGCTTGGTTTATATGGGATAAATTAGGAATTGTAAATGGTAAACATATAGAAATATTATAACAATGAATAAATTAAGAATAACAACAGGTAATGGATGGTATAAAAAATCAATAGGGCAGGTATTTCCTGTTTTAGATTTTAACAGAACAGACGGTTATTTAGTAGATATTGATGGAGAAGAGGGTTTAATGTTTTATGTTAAACCTTCTGATTGTGAAGTAGTAGAAGAATCTAATTTACCTATAAGTGGTAAAAAAGTTAAATTTGATGATACACAAGAACTTCTTATTAAGTTAATACCAAATAGTGAAGGTAAATGCGTGGATTTTCCTGTTAAACTAGAGCAAGGAGATTGGATTGATTTAAGGGCTTGCGTTAATGCTGAAAAGTATATAAAATATCAAACAAGTGTTCCGTTTACTGTGTCTCTAGGTATATCTTGTAAATTACCTGAAGGTTATGAGGCCATTATAGCACCTAGAAGCTCCCTATTTAAAAAACAAGGGTTAACTTTAGTTAATTCCATTGGAATAATTGATTCTAGTTACTGTGGAAATGATGATATATGGATGGCAGTATTTATGCCACATAGAGATGGTTTATTATCTTTTAATGAAAGAATTTGCCAGTTTAGGATACAGAAGAATCAACCTACTTTAAAACTTACTCAAGTAGATAACTTAGAAGGAATTAATAGAGGAGGATTTGGTGAAGGAACTAAAAATGAGAAATGATGGAAAAATTTAAAGTAGGAGATTGGGTTATAGATGATAGCGCAAACAAACCAGAAGCTAGAAAAATAATACAAATAGAAGGAAAAGCTTTATTTATAACTAGTGCTAGCTGTTTTTATTCTTCTAATGATTTTTTGAGATTAGCAACACCAGAAGAAATAGCTAAAGTTGCTGAAGAATTTGTTTTGCCTGCGAAATGGTGTATTAAAGTAACGGAAGAGAATAAAAATATTATTTGGAAATGGGCAGAATTTACTTTCTCTTGTAATACAGCGAGTCATAGATATGTTTCCAGTGATAAAACACATTTTGGTGGACAATACGGTACTTACGATTATACAGAAATCACATTTGACCAATTTAAGAAGTATGTTTTAAAAGAAAAAGTAATTGATAAAGAAGAGTTATTAAGAGAAGCACGTAAAAGATACCCAGTTGGAACTAAATTTGATAATCATAACTTAGGGTACACTTGTACACAAACAATAATTAAACAAGATTTTTATGTGTTAGATGATTTATCTGAAGTATCAGCTAACAAAGACTCAACAGATGGTACAGGATCTTATACTATTTATAAAAATGATAAATGGGCTAAAATAGTACAAGATACTTTAGGAGTAGAAGATTTGGTTGAAAATGAGATTTATGTAACTTCTTATCCAAATCAAGGTAATTATATATTTAAGTATCAATCTAGGGGTTATGAACCCTGGATTAATGATAAATCAAAATTGTATCATTTAAATTATTCTAATATAAGACCTATAAATGGTTTTACTGAATTTAAAGTAGCTCAATTCTCTGACAGACAGTGGCTTGAAAAATGTATTGAAGCAGATAAATTTATACCTAAAGAAGAAGCATTAAAAAGTAAAGAAATGAAATTTGAAGTTGGAAAGTGGTATAAATGCTCTTGCAATAACAATTTTTATAGATATAAGTCTCATACAAAAGATAAATTCATTAACGATGCTGTAATAAATTTTTATGACTCTCAAGAAAATGGTGTAGGGTATATTGAAAGATTAAAAACAGATACCTGTTTAGAGTATTTTAATCCTGATGCAATATGTTCTGATTCTGAAATAAAGTCATATTTACCTACAAATTATAACAATACTGTATCTAACGAATGGTGGAAAACACTTAAAAAAGGAGATGTTGTTAGATGTATTGCTAATCCTGGTAAAGTAGTATCAAGAAAGGTAGGTCAAGAGTATATAGTACAAGAAGATTTCAAGGGTTCTATAGAGTACACTTATTATCATGCTAGTACTGATTTTGAAGATTGGAAACTTGTAAAAAGAGCTAATGAAGTAGAAAAATGGAGTGTTGGGACTTACGTTGTATTTAAAATTAAAAAACTAAATCATAGTAAAGGTGAAATTGGTAGAATAGTAAGTAAAGATACAACTACATTTGATTTAGAGGATGAAAAAAGAATAGGTTATACTAGTGCTTATGCAGAAGATTTAGAATGGTTTCCAAATCTACAAGAAGCACAAGCATTTGCAAAGTCCTTAGTTAAAGAAGAAAAGTATAAAATAGATGATGCTACTTGCCATGAATGCAATGGAGAAGGTAAAGTAATGGTTGCCAAATTGTATCCTTCAGGACATACAGAAGTATGGGAAACTTGTGAAACTTGCAGTGGAGAAGGTTATATAGAAGAAGAGAAAGAACATGAAAAGCACGATTTTAAACAAGCTAGTGATGTAAGTGCCTGGTTACATGGAGAAGAGTATGTAAAGAAATTTAATTGGAACGGATTAACAATTAAGAGTCATTTATCTTCTATATTTACTAAAGAAATTGATGATGATAAAGTACAATTACCTAAATTTGTACTTAATAAAGATTACACAAATTATTTTGAAAAAGAATTAGAAAATTAATTATTAACTATTTAAATTTAAAAGTATGGCAAGATATGCTAAAGTAACAAAGAACAATGTAAGTGATGTTAAATTAACATTTGGTAAAAGAGTAGCAGAGTTTAAAAATGTAACTACAGAAGAAAATGTAGATATGTTTGGAGCAAAAGTAATAGCAGAATGGAGTAAACAAATCAGAATTAGAGAGACTAAACTTAATTCTATGGAAGAGGATTACAACAATGCTATGATTGATCATAATCAAAAACTTGATGAGTATAAACAAGCTTATGAAAATTCATTCTTGGATATTGATGAAAAAAGGGTTGATTCTGTTGATAAAAGAAGTTCTTATCTATCCACTTATGAAGCTCAAATCAACCAAGCTTTACAGAATTATGAAACTTACAAGAAAGCTGTTAGTAATTTTGGTTTGGATTATGTTGCTGAAGTAGCTAAAATAGGAGCTAAAATCAATTTTTATAAAGATTGTTTAGCTAAAATTAAATAGTAATAAGGAGTAGCAATACTCCTTTTAAATTTTACTTATGAAAAAAGATTCAATATATTTTGTTATTACTTATATTCTCTTGTATTTTTCTACCTTTTATATTTATAGGAACTATCCTAATTCTTATTCAAATGTGGGGACAATGGGTTTATAAGGAGCTAAATGAAAGGATAGAATATTTTATAGATTCAGTAACAAATGATAGAAATTAAACTAGTAGCACCTATAACAGAGGAAATTCCTTATATAACTGTGCCTAATCAAGAGCTTATTAAAGGTATACTAGCTATGCCTGAGAACGAATATAGAGAAGTAATTACAGGTGTATTATCTGTGGATAAATTAAATGTAAAAAGATTTATGATATTGTTTGCTTATGCTGGAAATTGTATCAGAACTATGGAATTAGATCCAGCACAGAAGTCTGTAGTAGAAGAGTATATAAAGAATTTTAAGTTATGAGAATACCAGAATATAAAGTAAATAAAATACTTAAATTATATGAAGAAGGATTTAAAACTTGTACTAAGTGCAAAAGAGTTAAACCAATAGATGAATTTTATACTATTACAAAAGGAACGAGATTATTACCTTTATCACCTAATTGTAAGCATTGTGCTAAAGTGGTTTCAAGAAAAAGGTATAAGGCATTAAAATGGATTAGAGATGTAAAGAAAAGTAAAAAGGAGTAGGTTTTGCCCTATTCCCTTTTTTATTTAAGGCATAAGTTGTATATTTGTACAGACTAGTATATTGTGTTATGGGAAGTTATGTTCAACAACTTAAAATACTTAGAGATAAAGATAGAAACTCACTTACAAAACAAGTAGAGGAGTTTATTATTAACAGGTGTGTTAAGAAAGTTGACTTTTATCAAAATACCTCCCAATTAGATTATGTACCTAGACATGAAGCTTATATATATTATACAGAACCTAATCCACCCACAGCTACTTTAGATTTAATTTTAGGTTTAAATTTAATATTTAATATAAACGTAGAATCTAATATAGTTGTACCTTTAAAAGAAGTAGGTATATGTTATAATACTACAGGACATCCTACTACAAGAAATACCAGAATAAAACTACAACCTAAGTATGGTACGCAAATATTAACTTTGGATAGTTCTTATTTTGATCTATTTCATAATTGGTATTTTAGGGTGTATGTTAAATCTTGTGTAGGTATTATATATAGTAATCAAGAACTTATAAATAATGAAGTAGAATATATATTGGATTCTTTTGAGAATCCTATACTAGATTCATATGAAGACGCTTTAATTGAATAATTATAAAAATATATACAATGAAAAATATTGATAAAAATAATAAAGGTACAAGAGGAGGATTTAGTTTTCCTATATCTGATGAAGCTACTCCTGTAACTACAGGTATAAAATATACAGATACTTTAATATATGGATTAGAATTAGAAGAAGTTTATGCTGTATGCAATGTAGCTCCTACAACTACAGATATAATTATAGATATGTTAAAGAATGGTATATCTATGTTAACAAATAAAATCATTATCCCTATAGGAACAACTACAAGTAGAAATACTACTACTCCTGCTGCTATAAATGATAGTACTATACTAGATACAGATATAATAGCTTTTGAGATAATTCAAGGAGATGTAGCTGGTGCAGGTGTAAAAGTTCACGGTAAAGGATGGGAATTAAATAACTAATTATGATACAAATAGGAAATTCATATAATTTTGTAGTACCTGAACCAGTTATAACTTCAAATATAAAGTACGGAAGGTTGTATAATTGGTACGCAGTGAGTAATGCATTATTTGCTCCTGAAGGATGGCATGTTCCCACAGATGCAGAATACACTACATTAGGAAATTACCTTATTTCAAATGAATATAACTACGATGGAACAACATCAGGGAATAAAATTGCCAAATCTATGTGTGATACTAAATATTGGTACACTACTACAAATGTAGGAACCCCAGGGAATACGGATTTTCCTTTGTTTAGAAATAAAAGTGGTCTAAATTACGTACCATCAGGGCAAAGAACTTCTTCCTTTAGTATGATTGAATGGTTTACATTTTTATGGAGCAGTAGTTCCATGAATGCAGATTTTTCTTACAGTAGAGATATAAGAACTGATACTGTTAATTTTCATTCTGGCTCTAATTATAAATATTATGGGTTTGCAGTAAGACTAATCAAAGATGATTCCACATTAATTGATAATCTAACAGATTTAGAAGGTAATATTTATAGAACAGTAAAAATTGGAAACCAAGTATGGTTAGCAGATAATTGGGCTTGTACTAAATTAAATGATGGTACACCGATTCCAAATGTAACAGATAACACAGAATGGGCGGGATTAGTAACTGGAGCTTATTGTAATTATGATAATGATATAACTAATGTATTTATAGAAGTCCCTAACTAATGAGAATAGATAAATATCCTAAAAGACCTGGAGGAGTTCAGGGAGATGAAGAAATAGTAATAGTATGGGGTAGTGTAGGAGATCCAGGAGACCCTGACTATGTTCAAGGATTTACTTGGAAAGCTACTTTAGATGAAGTTCTTGCTTTATTTCAAGAAACAGACCCTGTATTTAGTTCTAGTGCTTCTTTTGGAATAGATTCAACAGATATAAATAATTGGAATAATGCTTATGGATGGGGTAATCATGCAGATGCAGGTTATTTAACTTCAGAAAGTGATCCAGTATTTACTACTTGGATAAGTACAACACCCCCTGCCTACCCTGGCGATATTCCAACTAATACAAGTGATTTAGATAATGATTCAGGATTTATTACTATCAATGATATACCTAGTGAAACAGATCCAGACTTTAATGCTTGGTTATCTGCTACGCCTCCTGCATATCCAGGAGATATACCTACAGCTTTATCAGACCTAAGTGAAGACACTACTCATAGAACTGTAACAGATACTGAAAAATTTACTTGGAATGCTAAATTAAGTAGTGAAACAGACCCACTGAGTTTACACTTAGATCAAACTGTACCTCAAACACTAATAAATGGTTCTCCTACAGTACAAGGGATTATATTTAATCAAACTACTGCTGAAACTAATGCACCAGGTAAATTATGGTGGAATGCAGCAGCTAAAACATTATCAATAGGATTAATTGATGGAGGGTCTTTTGAATTAGGACAAGAATTAGCAGATAATTATACATTTTCTACAGGTACTCCTCATGAAGGAGACATAGTATCTATAGTTACTGGCGCAGGGAATCAAGATTATGTTGCTTTAACAGATGCTACAAATAAAATATCTGCTTATACCTGTATAGGTATGATAACATCTGTATTTAATACAAATAAAGTAAGGGTAACTAAGATAGGTAAAATACATGATGTAAATACTAATTCATTTACTGAAGGTGATATATTATATGTAGACCCTGCAAATCCTGGAAAAATTATAAATACAATACCTACTTCACCTAATTATAGTATATCAGTAGGTGTAGTATCAGTTAAATCATCGACAGTAGGTGTTGTAGACTGTCACATATCTATAATACCAAGATTACAAGATTTATCTGATATAAATGGAACAGCATTAACTCAAGATGGTCAATTTGCTGTATGGAATAATACAACTAAATTATTTGACTTTACTTCTAAAGTATCTGACTTTGCTACATCATCTCACAATCACATACACAACAACTTAGATAGTATAGAAGGTGGAGACACCTCTCATAGATATCATTCAGACCAACAAATAAACAAAACAAATGATGTAGAATTTAATACAATTAAATCTACAGTTCTTGCTACTACAGAAGTAGATAGAGGTACAGACTCTAAAATGGGTACTGGTATACCTGATATAGAAAAAAAGAAATTTAAGATAATAACTTCATATAATTCAGGCACTAATCAAATAACAGTTAGTGTTGCTTTTGTAGGAGCTTATACTTCCTTTACTTATTACATTAATAATAAAAGATTTACTGTAACAGCATCTAATATAGCTGCATATACTCAAACTGCTACAGCAGCAGAAAGAGGTTGGTTCTTTTATATTAATCAAAACACCGCAAGTGCTGACACACCTGTAATGGTACTAACACAAACACCTTGGGGGATATCTGATCCAGATGTTTTACTATGGAGTCAATCATGGGACGACACTAACAAAGAATTTCTATGGATAGGCCATGAAAAACATACATATGGTAGAGATATATTCAATCATGCAAGAAACCACGCTCAAGGAGCAGTATATCATTCAGGATTTTTATTTAGTCAGTATAACGGATTAACTAACTTCTCTGGTAATACAGATGATAACTTTGGTAGAGCTTTTACACAAATTGCTGGTGGTTACTTCTTTGATGAAGATTTAAAGAATGGTATTGCACATTCAGATACAGCTATTAGTGCTTCATTAGCTAATCCAGAAACAGATTGGGATAAGTTTGTATATCAATTTTTGGGATTTAATGCTTTAGCAACTACAGGAACAACAACTACATCTATTGTATTTGGTTCTTCCCATACCTTAGTTACTGGGCAAGCTGTAACTGTAATGGCTGGTAATACTACAACAATTAGGGGTACAACCACTATAACTACAGGTGGTACAGGAACTACATTTGCAGTAACTTCTGTAACAGGACTTGTTTCAGGTGATATGATTGTATTAGGTGGTAGAATACCAATATATTATATATCAGCAGTATCAGGTTCAAGCTACACATGGAGAAAATTATCTGCTACTTCATTCTTAGGTGTTACTACATCAGCAGCAACATGGACTAGAAGCACAACTACTGCAACAATTACTGCTACCAATCATGGTATGCAAACTGGGGATAAAATATCAGTTACAATATCTTCTGATGTTACTTCTATACCACTTAAAGATTATGTAATTACAAGAACTGGTGTAAGTACTTTTACTATAACATGCTTAAATGCTGGTGGTGCAAGTGGTAGTATGACGTATTATAATGCTTATAATCCAACCACAATAGCTTCTGGTGTTGCTCAATATAATAATGCAGTAGCAGGATTATTTACAACCTGCAATGGTAATAGATATTATCCAATGTATATTGCAGCAACAAATTTTATTAATGAGCCAATTATTGCAATACTTGGTCAAGGACAAAGCACTAACGCTACATTAGCTACAGCTTTAACAGAAGCCCCATTTCAATTTACTAATTTAGTAGGTTTAAGTGGATTAGGAATACAAGAAATTGTCCCTATTTATAGACTTGTATTTCATTACAATACAACAGGCAGTTTTTCTAATACAAAGATAAAAGTAGTTAGTGTAACTTGGTTAGATATTAGAGTAGCAACAGTATCAGGAACAATAGTTTCTGGTGGTGGGACTTCAGATCATGCTTTGTTAACACATTTAGACTGGCCTAATAGTAATCATACAGGTACAGCAAGTACAATAGCTGGGTTTGATGCGGGTGGATTACCTACAACGTATGCGGCTTCATCATTAGGTGTACCTTATTTTGATGCAACTGTTGGTACTGGTGGTGATTATGCTACAATTACATTAGCTAATGCAGCAAGTAAAAGGGTACTAAAACAAGTTGGAAATATAGTAGAAACTACTGGTGACTTAGGAACAAATACTTTTGTTTTTGGCGATAAAAACTATACTATAACTATACCAGCAGCTTCAACAGGAACAGTTAAATTTTTAAATTGTTTTTTAATCATAACTGGAGGTACTGATTTAATTGCTAAAATAGAATTATCTACAGTTACATTTTCTGGTGGAGCTTTTAATAGCACATCTACAGTAATTTCTAATAGTACTATTATTCATAACAGTGGGCTTGGGCCATACAGAGCTAGTATTAGTAATTGTGTAATCACTTTAAGCATATCAATATATTTACAATTTACTGTTAATACCTTAATAACTGGAAATTATAATATTACAAATGGTGGTTATATGAGTAATTGTACTTACACCGGCACTGCTAATATATCACAAGTGACAATGAGTAATTGTTCTGTTTTAAATGGAACTGTTTATTGTAACGCTGGAGTATCTGTTATAGGTTCAAAAATAAAAGACTTGACTATTGGTACAGTAAATGCAGGAATAGTAAATTCTAATGTTATTACAGGGAATGTTGTTATAAGTGGAACTGATTATAATATATTTACATCAAATCAAGTAACTGGAACTTTAACATTGAATTCTGGCTCAGAATATAATATAATAACTGGAAACAAAATAACAGGAGGAGTGATTAATAATTCTGGCAATTCAACAAATGAAATTAATAATAACATTGGGTAAATAATTGATTATGAAACAATTAAATAACATACAAACAGGAGAAATTATCAGATACCAAAAATCTAAAGATTCAGGCATCTACTATAAAATATATGAAAACTCATTCATCATAGATGATAAAAAGTGTATTGACAAAAGATGTGACTACTTTGATGAAAATGTAGAACTAGACAAAACACTGTTCGAAGGAGATACAGTTTCATTAAATGATGTAAAACATTATCAAACTTTATTAAAAATACAAGAATCAGAACCTAGTTGTATTCTTTCAGATGATGAAAGAAACTGGTTTATACAAACAGGTTCAACAGGATTAGAAACTCTATTTAGACTATTTATACCTAACAAAGCATATGATAATGCATTAAGGGATAAAGACAAAGATGGTAGTGTAGATGAAATGGGTGAATACTATCCGCTTTGGCAAGTGATAAGTTACGGAACTGCTAATATTGACAGTAAGTTCAGTCAGATAACTGATAACTCTATTGTGTTATATCTTGAGGAATTGAATGAACAGCATAGAGCTATTATTGAAATGTACTCTAAAGATAATGTGATAGTTGAAGATAAGTATCCTGTAAATCCAATGTTGGGTGTGTAATAAATATGTTTTATGGCGATAATTAGTAGGAATAATAGGATATTAATACCATTAAGTGATCCAGATGCTAGAACATTTATCTCTATCGCTGGTATTACGGATGGGACTCAGAAGGATGCTATTAATTATCTGGTGATAAATCTTAAACAATATAATTTATGGTCAAAAATGAAAGCTGTTTATCCATTTGTTGGTGGAACAGCTAGTACTCATAAATGGAATCTAAAAAATCCTGTTGATGCTAATTATGCTTATAGATTAACATTTTTTAATTCATTTACACATTCTTCAACTGGTTGTAAAGGAGATGGGTCTTCTGCATACATTAATACATATATACAACCAAGTGTTAATCTTTTATCTAATAACGTACATTTATCATTTTATGCAAGATATGACAATTTATCTGGGTATTTATTTAGTGCATCGGATAATAATCCAGATAAAACATTTAATTTATACGGTATAGTTCCTATTAGTTCTAGTATATATAGCTTTAATACTGATGGTATATTGACTAGTCCTGGACCAGGTAAGGGATTGATAATAGGTACTAGAACATCCTCATCTTATCACGCATTATTTTTAAATGAAAATAAATTAACAAGTCAAATAACAAGTAGAGGGACAGCTCCAACGGTTTCAAATTTATTTATGTTTGTTTTTAGCACTTTTAACAGTCCATCTAGCAATTATAGTGCAAATGAATGTGCATTTGCTTCAGTTGGTGATGGATTAAGTGATAGTGATTCGATAAATTTAAGTTTAATTGTTAAACAATATCAAGTAATTTTAAATAGAGCCGTAGTATGATATACACCCTAAATCCAACAGCATACAACTTTGCTCTTGCAGCAAACATAACTGATAAGACACAGCTATGGGCATTACATCGTCTTGGTGAAGGACTTACTAAATACGGATTATTATCTAAGATGAAAGCTGTATATCCTTTTGTAGGAGGAACAGCAGATAAGCATAAATGGAATTTTGTTAATCCTGTTGATAGTGATGCTGCTTTTAGAATTACATGGACTGGTAATTGGGTCCATAATTCAGTTGGAATTGACCCAGATGGCTCTACTGCAATAGGAGATACATATTTTGATGTTTGGACAAATAGTATGCAAAATAATATACATTTATCATATTATACTGATGATAATACATTAGAACCAAATACAGGAGGTAGGTTTACATTCGGAAGTAGTATAGATACAAATAGAAATTGTTCTATTATAATAAATAGAGATGTTTATATTGTTGCATCAGACATAGGGACAGATGGGTCTATTGTAGCAATGGGAGGGAGTACAGCTATTAAAGGATTTGTTGTTGGTAATAGAACACCATTACCAACACATAGAGTTTATTTAAACGGTATATTAAAGGGTTCAAAAAACGAGGCAACTACTGGAACACTATATAATCAAAATATAAGATTTGGAAAAGTAAATAATTCAGTTTATACTACAATACGATGCTCTTTTGCTTCGATAGGTTTGGGGCTTACTGATACCGATGCTTTAAACCTCTATAATATAGTTCAAGAAATGAACCAAATTTTAAATCGGGCTGTTTAAAAATCTTAATTAAAACTATTTATAACAAAACAATATAATGGCAATTACAAATCAAACAAATCAACCTCAACAATTCAATCAACTTGCTGGAACCACTAACAGGATGGCTCAGGTTGATAGTGCTGGATTGTTAAGTGCAAGTCAGGATATAGTCAATGGTAAGATAACTGATGGAACGGTTATTACACTGTTGACTACTGATACTAACTGGACAAGACTAGGTGCATATGTAGGGACTGCAATAACAGGAACTTATGAGGGTCAGTATTATGCAGACGGTAGTTATGATTTTCTTGCTTATGCTGATAATACCTGGAGAAGAATTAAGAAGAATCAGGAAAGAAGTTACACAACCACAGCAACAGCAGCAGGAACAACTACTCTGACAGTATCATCTAGTTATATGCAATATTTTACAGGTACTACAACTCAAACTATTGTGATGCCTGATGTAACTACTTTAGTATTAGGGTTTCAGTTTAAGATTGTTAATCTTTCAACTGGAGTATTGACTGTTAATTCAAGCGGTAGTGATTTAATTACTACTATATCAATAGGTCAATCAGCTACAATAACTTGTATTGCAATTCCAGGCACTACAGCAGCTAGTTGGGATAAAGAGATAGCAGGTAGAAAAGTACCAAGAATACAGAGTGTTACATCTTCTGCAACTGTTACACCTAATGTAGACACGGACGATGTAGTAGATATCACAGCTCAAGCAGTAGGTTTAACTATTGCTAATCCTACAGGTACTCCTGTAAATAAACAAGTGTTAATGATTGACATTAAAGACAATGGAGGTGCGCAAACAATAGCTTTTGGAAATGCTTATGCTGCTGGTGGTACAGCATTACCTACAACAACTGTTGCAGGGTTACAAATGAGTATGGTATTTGTCTATACTAACTCATTATATAAATTAAGAAGTTTAGCACAAGAATAATGGCTACATACTATATAGATCCTTCAGGTACAGATTCAGCAGGTAGAAATGGAAGTGTAGGTCAGGAATGGGTATCACTATCATATGCATGTAGTAGAGTTACTGCATCTGGAAATACTATTTTTGTAAATGCAGGTACTTATAATGAATCTTCTCAAAGCAATTTGTCAGTCGGGGTAAATATTGATGGAACTGGGAATACATCAATTATAAATTCAACATATGCTGGTGGATATACAATAAGACTTAATTCAACAGCAGGAACTTCTGGTAATCAGACTATTTCCAATATAAAAATGGATGGTAATAGTTACACTTCATATGGAGCTATTCAAGTATATGGTAGAAGTGATGTGATTATTCATGATTGTACTTTTGATAATTTCAGTGATTATGGATGTTCTTTTGATTCGGCAACTTTAAACAATGATAATTTCTTTAGTCCTCCTGCAAGTTTTGCTACTGGTAATCTGTTCTATAATAATACAATGAATAATTGTGGTGGTCAAGGTGGCACATCTGGAACTAATAGAGATGCCTTACAGGTAAATGGTCAAGACGGAATGTTAATACATAATAACACAATTACAAATAACAAAGCAACATATTTAAATGGTAATTGCATTGGTGGGAGGAAAGGTTATATTAAAAATGTAAAAATTTACAATAATACTTTAAATAAGACATTTGTTGAAGGAACTACGCCTTGGGATTTTGCAATTGAATTTTGGAATTATTTAGGTGGTGTTGAAATTTATGATAACAATATAAATGGATGTATTGATATTGGTGGATGGTCTAATGTAAAAGGAAGTTCAACTTATAGTTGTTGGATACACCATAATAATATAGGTCAGAGTTCTTTGTTGGCTAGTCAAAATACTGTTGGTGTTATTATTGAAGGAGCTAATGATAGCGTGATTGTAGAAAAAAATCATATATTTAATGTTGCTGGAGGGGTTAAATTTCCTATTGCTACAACAGGTAAGAATCAAACCAATATTAGAATAAGTTATAATCTAATGACTAATATAGGTTCAGCAACAAGTGGAACTTATTATGGATGGGGGATTAGGTGGTCAAATAGTGTATCAGGATGCAATGTAGATAACATTATGATATGGAATAATGTTATTATTGGTGCTGTTAATTCAAATAATACAATGTGGGGAATTAATTTACCTGCAATTGGTACAGCTTCAAATATTAGTATCAGAAACAATATAATAGAAAATTTTGAATACTATCCAATTTTTGGAAATGACCCTCAAAGTATTGGAGCGACTATTGATGTTTTAAATATTGATAATAATATTTTGTATGGTAATATTAGTAACACTATAAATATAACAGGTATTGTACCAACAAATTATTCACATGTAAATAATCTAACAAGTAATCCATTATTCATATCGAGTTCAAATTTTCATTTACAATCTGGTAGTCCTGCAAAAGATGCTGGAATAGATGTAGGTTTAACTTCAGATTATGATGATCACACTGTACCTTATAATTTAGTACCAGATATAGGAGCCTTTGAGTATTTTGTTGCTGCTATTGGATCAAAACATTTTTATGTATTATGTATGTAGATTAGAATTAATTATATAGTATTGTATACAGAAGGAAATATTATAAGTAAATCTCATTGAGTTAAGATGAAACTAGAAAGCACTAATTTCAATTATATTAGAGTTACAGAAAATAAAAATGTATATTATATTTTAGATCCTAAAAATATAGAGGAATTTATATATGGATATAATAATGACTTGTTATACCCTAATATAAAAACTTTAGTTTATAGAAATCTTACTATAGATATAAAAGATTCATTAATTTGTTTGAATTAATTCATCTCCAAATCTTTTCATTCTTTCAACAGAATTTAGTAAAGGTAATTGTGATTCTATAAAAGGAGACCATTTACTTTCATCTTTATGGTAACCTGATTGGTATATCATGTCTTCATCTTCACCAAACATTTCTGTAATACTTAAACTATATAATTTCCACATATCATCTAATAGTGATGTCATTGATGTAGGGTTTTTAATTAAGTCTGACCAAGCTTTAGGATTGTAGTAGAATTGAATATCTTTATTTATTTTTTGCATGATGTTCATGATACTTAGTTGTGCTATATTAGCATTTTTACATTTCTTATCATCGCCACACATTCCTTTTTTCATTAAAGCATATAATCCAAAACTAAGAACCAAAGTACTTAATTCAGCTAAATTTACTTTCATATTTGCTTTATCTACTTCTGATAGTTCTCCTGTTTTCCATGCTTTATATATAGCACTAGGATTTAACTTGTATTTCTTTGTTAATTCTACCCAAGTTCTATATCTACCTTTAGTAGTAATGTTTCTATTATAATCCATCTTCTCTACTCCAAATCTAGAATGAAAAGCCTCAAAGAACCATAATCTAAACATAGATCCCATTCTACCTGCAAGTGTGTCTTTTACCATTAAAGGATTTGTATAATCTCCATGTATTTCCTGGATTTGAGATTTTACTCTAGTTACCATAGCTGTAATAGCATCTGCCCCTCTTTTATTTTCAAATACCCATTCATCAGATAAAGTACCATTTTCATTAATGGCTTCCCACATTGATTTAGTTTCTCCTTTATCATTAGTAACTTTTGCATGTAACATCATAGCTATCATTACAGTACCCTGATTAGATTTCTCTGTAGCTGTTTGAATAGCATAAGGTTTAATAGACTTTGTTAGTTTGAAAAACCAGTTCTTACCTTCATCAAATTTATTTGATTGTTTAAATTCATATAGAATATCTCCTAAAATATTATAGTTTTCTGTTACTTTATTGAATTTTTTACTTTGAGTATATAACATAGATTCTGCTTGTAACCATTCTTTCATATTATATAATCTGCCTTCAGCAGCTTTATACATATTGGTTATCTTGCCTATAGCTAAGTTAGCTATACCAGCAGGTATATTCCATCCCATACCTTTAAGTCTCATGAAAGACATTAAACCTTTAACTAAACTATTTGTTGTAACTCTAGTACCTAAAGAATCTAATTCCCTATTTAAAATATCTTGTTCTTCTTTAGTTATATTAGGATTCTCTAGTAGTTGTTTTATCTCTTTTTGTCTTTGTTTATCTTGTTTTGTAGTTACTGTAAATAAATTTTTAGAAGTATCCCCTTTAGGTTGTTTATAGTATGCTTCCTTTAAAAAGTAATCTACCATTTCTTTTAAGTTATCTATATATCCTTGACCTACTGTATTACCTTTTGAGTCTATTATTTCATCCCCAGTATTTACTGTAGAATTAGGTAAATAAGTCATAGCTACATTAACCATATCTTCTATCATTACAGAATGTTTATATGTAGTAGCGGCTAAGTTTAATAAATTTAGAGATTTAAATAAAGTACCTGAATCTTTATCTGTATTCATTTTATTAAATATCTCATTAGATGCATCAATATATAATTGTTTTCTCTCAGTATCATCTAACTCTCTATCTAGTTTTAATTGTGTCTCTAATTTCTTTTTATTGTATAGTTCTTTTATCATTCCATCTATTGTAGATGTTCCTAGTCTGATAGTTCTTATTGGTTTTCCTGTTATAGGATCTATTTTTTCTTTTAAAGGTTTTCCACCCTCTAATTCTCCTAATATTTCATTAACTAATTCTTTAGTAAGAAATTCAGGTACACCGACTTTATTTAATTTAGCTAGCATATCTGCTTCTATAAAAGTTAAAGAAGTAGACTTTAAATCGCTATGTCCATATAATTTTTGAGCGGTATTTGTTATTTCTTTAGCCTTTTTATAGAACTCATAAGCTACAGGAATTGCTTCTATTTGTTCAAAATTAGTATCATAATATCCTAAATCTACTCCAGATTTAGTAAATCTTTTTGGAACTATAACTAGGAAAGTGTCTTTACCTACAACATCATATATAGATCCACCTTTAGCATTATTAATAGCTTTTATTCTATAAATAGGGGAATTATTTCTTTCCCATACTTCTAAATCTGCTTTTTGTTCATTAGTTAGTTCTTCTTCTCCATACTCTACAGATATATGATCTTCTCTAACCTTTAGATAATTCTCATAGGCTGTTTTAGCTTTTTCTATATATTCTTTAGTCCCTATTACACCTAAATTAGTTTCTATTTCTTTTATATATTTAGGATCATTAAGTTTAGTAGGGTCTATAGTGAATTGATTATTTTTTCTAAAAGAAACATTTTGATTATCATGTTTGTCACTAAAATACTTTTGAGAGAATTTATGTACTAATCTACCTGTAGGTGTCTTATGTTTAATATCATCTATTTCTACATCAGTAGTCTGGAAGAATAGACTCTCATTAAATCCAGAAGATTTCATAGATTTATATAATTCTGCTAAATCTCTTGATTTAATCTTTACTTCTCTATATGCAGAATCATTAGCTTCATTAACTATTTTAGCTACATACTGTGCTAAGGCTTGTCCTACTCTATTTAAAGATAGTGTATTTTTAAACCATGCACCTAACTTATGAGGTAAGGATATAATTTGTTCAAATGTAAGTCCTGTATTGAATGTAGAGTTAACTCCATTAGATAGTATTACTTTACCTTTGTTTAATAGTTTAGGCATCAATAATGCAGCTCTTCTACTTATATCTGAAAATTTATCCTGTATAATTTCAGAATCTCTCATTTCTTCATCAAGAAACATATGAGTTTCCTCACTAAAATCACCAGACTTAATCCACATCTTTAATTTAGTTACAGAATCATTAAACTCTGCTGGGCTTAACTTAGGTTTATTTAGTATTTTTTCTATTTCAATTAAGTTTCTTTCAGCTTCATTGTATATATCTGTTAATTCACCATTCTTGTGTATTTTATCAATTCTATCATTTAAGGATTCTATTCTATTATCAAGATTATTTATATCAGATTGTTTTCCACCTGAAGACTCTAAAGTAGATTTCTCTTTTACAACTTGATTCTTTTCTTCATATAGTTTCTGTTCTAATACAGACATATCTAAATCTTCTGATGCTTCAGATTCATTTCTCATTTCCATGTATTGTTGCATAGAATTAAGATACTGAGTATACTTAGCATCATTGTATTCCTTCATAGCATCTTCATCAAAACTTACAATACCTATAGTGTGATTCAGTCCTTTCTTAGTTACTTCTCTTAATTGAATAACATTTCTACCAATAGTATTATAATACTCTTGATTTTGATTGTATAATCTACGTCTGTTCCTCTTGTATATGTTTTCTTTTCTTTTAGGCTCAGTTAAATCTGTCCATGTAATTCCATAATCTTCATCAGTAACTACTACCCAATTAGCCTTATCATGCTTGTGTAATACACCATGTTCTGCTATTTTATTAGTTTTATTTTCTTCTCTTGATTTTGTATTTAGATTATTTATAAGTTTCTTCTCATCTACAATACTTTCAAATAAATTGGCATTTAGATTCATAATATATGAATCACCTCTATGATTAAATAATCCATTTTCTATAAAACTTTCATTTGTACTTAACATGGATTTTAATCTATTTATATCTTTAACCCAATTAGGATTTTCTGTAGTAACTACATCTTCTTTAAATACTTTAGTTATATCTCTATCAGTAGTTGTACTAAGGAAGTTTAAAGCCCTGGCTTGTAAGTTATTATACTTTATAATTCTTGGACTTTCTCCAGGACTATTGAATTTTGATAATACAGAAGTATTACTGAATATATTAGTCCTAGGAAATACAATAGGTCTTGTTTCTCCTTTTTTATTAACAAACATATTATTTTCTATAGTTGGTTCTTCTATACTATTTAACCAACTTTTAAAAGATTTTGAGTATATTACAGCCTTAGTTTTTAAGGCTTTACTTCTATTATTTCCTATTTCAGGTAATTTCATTAAATCTTGGAATAACTTAGATTCTAAACCTTCTGTAGTATAATCTAAATTATATCCATTATTATTGGCAAGTAAAGCATAAGCTATATCTTTATTGTCAAATACATTAACAAGTTCATCGTAATCTGAAGCAACTTGTGGAATATTAAAGTTTAAACAAATCATATATTTAATTTTATATTAGCAAAGATAATGAATTTAGTAATTAATTAATTAACAACAAAATGAAAAAAATGATTTTAATTTTATTAACTATTTTAGCAATAGGATGTAAAGTATCTACAACAGATATAGAAGTAAGTCCTTACATTGAACCGTCTTTAAATCTTAGAAATAACTTACCAACTAATCATAGATTTGGTATGCCTTTAAATTATCCTAGCGGTAAAGGGTATTATGATGCTAACCCATTTGGAAACATAACTAAATATGGAAAGCATTTAGGAAGTGATTTAAATAAATTAGGAGGGGGAGATAACGATTATAGAGATACAATATACTCTATAGGATACGGTGTTGTAGTACTCAGTACAGGAGCCTTAGTAGCAATTCTACATAAAACTATAAGTCAGGACACTTCTTTTATAGTATCTAGTTACTTTCACTGTGATACTATATTTGTTCATGATGGAAAATATGTTACTGCGGGAGAACCTATAGCATTGGTAGGTAAAAAATATACCAATAAAGCACATTTACATTTTGAGATTCTTACAGATACCACTAAAACTAACGGGTTTTATGGGGATTTACCTTGTTGTATAGATCCTGTAAAATATATAAATAATTATAACAAATAAATAAACCCAAGCTTTATTGCTTGGGTTCTTTTTTTCTTACTACTTTGTTTCCTTGCCCTATTCCTATAGATGTTGCAAATTGTTTTAACATATCTGGTGGTACTTTTATTCCTTCTTTTAAAGCTTTTTGGTAACTGCCTTTAGGCTTCCATCCTGCTTCTTCATCCAATCTTATAGATTCTAGCATGTCTTTTTTGTATTGATCTATATCCTTCAATACTTGCTCTTGTTTAGGTCTTTCATATACTACTTCAGACTTAGGTTTTTCTTGTCCTGTAGCTTTCCAGTAATCTATGTCAGAACTATATCTTTTTACAATACCTCTCATTCCAGCGCTCTCTCCAGAACCTCCCCTAGAACTAACATAACCTTTCCATGTAGACCAAGCATTTTTGCCAGGCCCTATAGTCTTAAGACCTAATTCATCAACTACTAAGTTATATACTTTATTGCCCTCTTCATCTACGTCTTCTACATAACCTAATGTAGTTCCTCCATGTTGAGTGAGTGCTGTATTTTCTTCTCCTCTCCAGTTTTTAGCTTTAGGATTAACATATTTACCTCTAGCCTCTCCAAATGTAAGCATAGAACCTATAGGTATGTCTCTGACATCTAAATCCATTAATTTTTGTAGATATTCTGGATCATTTGCATCTACTATATGTTCACCTAATTTATTATATACAATGAAATCAGCAGCCTCCCAAGCATCTACACCTTTACTGCTACCTTGAGGTTTTTCTGCACCTGTATTATCTGTTACTACTTGTCCTTTATATTCTGGATGTTCTTTATAAGCTTTTTCATAATCCTCATAAAATCCTGTAAGAGAAGGGTGTAAAGTTTTAAAATTCTTACAACTAGAGCCAACACAACCAGCACCCTTAGTTTCTGCACTATACTTTATGTATTTTGGATTAGATAAATACTCATTTTCTAATTGCTTGTACTGATCAGGAGTAAATATTGCTTTAGTATAATTAGGGGATTTTGTTTCTTTTTTAGGTACAGGATCTGTAGTTACTAGTGTACCATCTTCAGCATAATCTTCTCTCACAGGTAGTTTCTCTATAAGTCTATCTAAACCTGTATGATCTCCTTTCTCAAGTAATTCTAATACTCTTTTTCTATGAATTACAGGTATTATAGCTATATCGCCTTTCTTATTCTTTACCACTAATTCTTTATTCTCAGCATTAATTTTCATTATACTAAGGTTTTAAGGTGATTGTCAAACAAAAATAAAGATTCTTTAGAAGTACCAAAAGCATCTAAGATATCAAGTAAAGTTGTAACTTTTTCTATTTCCTCTACTTGCTCATTAAGATACTTCTGAGCTAATCCAAAAGTCATGTAATCTCCCTCATCCATACATAATTTAGCTAGTTCTTTACATTGCCTAGTTATTTCTAGTTCATGCTTAAAAGCCAATTCAATTACTTCTGGTAATCCTTCAAATTCCATAGGTAGTGCTTTAATAGCAGGAGTAATAGGTTTTATATCTAAAGATAGTTGATATTCATATGACCAACTAGCATGAGTTTTTTCATCTTTAGCATAATCTGCAAATAGTTTTTCTGCTCCAAGATACCCTTTATATCCCATACATCTACCTATAGCATCATATAATTGAGAACTATACTCTTCTTGTTCTATTCTATAATTTAAAGCTTTGATTATTTTATCACTTAAAAGTACCATAGTATTATTATTTATTTTTCTTAATTCTTGTTTTAACTGCTACTTCTGTTTCTACTTTAGGTGTATGTCTAATTAAACAGCCACATTTAGCGTGTATTTTAGACTCACCTTTAGCAAAATGCACATTACCATTTATTACTTCAAGGTTAATACCTCCTTCAGCATGTGTAGCTCCTTTTAAATCTTTGACTATTTCCCATCCACCACTGTATAAAGGTACTGTAAAATTACTCTTATTTTCTTGTACTATCAAATCTTCTTCATTTAGATTAGATTTCACATACATACCATACTTAGCATATTTAATATTGCTACCTTCTATGAATACATCTATACCACCTTGTTCATGAGTGTTACCTTTCAAATCACTTACAAGATTCCACTCACTTCCACCAGTAAAATTAGATCTCATCCCTTTTTCAGCTTTAAATGTAGAACCTTTACATTTCTCTTGTAACTGTCTACCTTCTTCTTCTAACGCAGTAAGATGTAAATCTTCTAAAGAATCTTCTTTATTTACTTGTTGTACTGGTTCTACTTGTTTTTCAACTTTAGGTTTCTCTATAATTTCTTCTTTAATATTAGACACAGTAAATATATCATTTAAGAATTTGGCTGATTCATCTTTAGCTATTCCTAAAAATTCTAATATCTTTTCAAATAAATTCTTAATTCCTTCTGCATACTTGTTACCTGTAATAGTAATTAAATGCTCTCTAATATTAGGTTGAGAACCAGCAACAGCAACAAATTCATTTAAGTTTAGCAAAGAATAATAAAAATAACCTTGATTATTTGTTAATACTTTATCAGATTTAGAAAGACTATCATACCTTTCATTAGTTATATTTTGCTTTTTAGCTATTTGGTCTTGTCTTAATAAAGCTTCATTAGCTAATTCTCTAATTCTAGCATGAATAGTCTTATTACTAAGTATATTTTTTACTTTGTCTATTTTATTCTCACTAATATATTTATTAAATAATCTAACAAAGAATAAATCAAAACTGTCTTTATCTTTTATTGAGTCTATTACTTGATTTTTATATCCATTAAGCCTTGTTAAAGCCTGGTGTATTTCTACTGGTATCTGTTTATTGTTTATAAAATCAAATATAAATTTATTTGATAAAGAATGTAATGTTTCATGTAATATAGTAGTAATTAAATCCTTACCTGATTTTAAGTCTGTGTTTATATTAATAGTATTATTATCTACCATGTGCATACTATTGATGGTATTGTCATTAGTAAGTTTAGTATTAGGATCTATATTTTCTAGTAATACTTTAGCAAGTTTTACTTGATCTGAATATCCATCTAAACTTATATTAGTTATACTTGCTAATAAATCATGTAAAGAATTGAAATTTAATTCATCTGTAGTAACTACAGAGTTAACTTTACTTCCTGTTATATTTTCATCAACAATAGAAGATTGTATATTTTCTCTACCTGATAAAGGATTAATATTAACTTTTGGGTTATTTATTTTAACTACATTATTTGTTTGTATTATAGAATTAGTTTTGTCATAAGGAGTATACTCTGTAGTATTTGATTTACCTAAAGTATTTACTCTTTCATAATTATTACTATCTGGTACCATTCTATATAAACCATATTCCTTTTCAGAAATTTGTATTCTTATATATTTAGATGCAGGAATAGTAAGCTTTATTTGATTACTTCCTTTAACAGTTACAACTTTAGATTTATCTATTAGTACTGCTTCTTTAGGATTGTGTCTTATCCATTGGTCTACAAATATATCAGTATTTCCTTGTTGAGGTATATCTAATATTTTATTCAATGCAGATATAGGTATAAATTTTAAGAATTGTTGTGCTTTATTACCCCCTCTTAGTAAACTATATACTATTAATTCTTCTGCTAAATCTGAAGGTACAATACCATTTCTATCATTAGAGTCATTGAATAAATCTATAAAAGATTTATAGGTAGCTGTCTCATCAAAACTATCTCCACCAGAATTATTGTAGTCTATTTCTACTACTTTATCAAAAACTACAGTAAGTTTATTTAAAAATCTATTTTCTTTACCATAAATAGTATTTTTAAACTTTGTTAATCTATCATAAAAAGAACCTTTAGATTTATTTAAGAATAAGTCTTTCCTAACATCGTCTATATTATTTACTCTAATATTAGAGGTTAAATAGTTTTTATACTCATTTTTTAATTTAACTAAAGCAGCCTCAGACAATTGTTTTTCATCCCCTTTAATAGCTTCTACAGTAGTAACTATATTATTAAATTCCATAGCAGGGTTAGATTCTAAGAATTGTTCTCCAAAACTGTTTACTAAAGTTTTGTTACCATATATATTATCATAACCTACTGTAGTTGTAGGTATTATTGTATCTCCTTCTTGTACCCCAAACAGATTAACTACATTAAGTACTTTGCTATTTTCTGAATTATAAAGAACATTAAGTCTACGTTTGTTTATATACATATTCTTACTAAATCCTTTAGAATCTAAATTCAATAATTGTTTGATAGGCCCTATAGGTCTTTCAATATTCTTTAGATACATAAACTTATCTAGTATAGAGGCTTGGTATAATCCAAAGTTTTTATATTTCTCTCTATCTTTTAACATACTTAGCATAGCTTTAGAAGCATCTTCTCCTCTAAAGTCTGCTAATTTTGAATGCTCTTCTGCTATATATTTGTCATTACTATATTTCTTTTTTAATTCCTCTACTATCTCTTTTTCTTTGTTAGGGCTGTACTCTGTAAGAATAGAGTTACTGTTTTTCATTAACCTAACGTAGTCTCTTATAATAGGTTGAGACATAAAAGGAGCAGAAATATCTTCTTCAAAGCCTAAGAAATTAAGTATAGAGTATACACCAAAAGTATATTTATTCATATTTACAACATGCATACCCTGTTTATTAGCATTATCTACTGATAGGTTTTGAGCAGCAGCTATAACTTCTGTTTTATATCTAGGATTTTCTTTCTTTTGACTCTTTACTTTAGATAGGTTATCTATTGTATTTCCTTCTCTATCTGTACTGTATACAGGATTATAAGTATTTCCAAATTCTACTTTTATACCTATAATATTTCCATCTGAGTCTAAACCTTGAGTTAAAGTTAAGTTCTTATTTTGAGCTAAAGCATTAAATATAGAATCAGAACTAAATAGGCCCACGCCACCCTTACCTGAGACTCCGTCATAAAACTTATTTTCTTGATACTGGTCAGATAGTATACTAATTATAGGTTTAGATACATATTGTTCCATTTCTTTAATCATAGAATCATATAATCCAAATCCTAGGGGTAAATGTACATTAGCTTGAAGTGCTTTATCTTTCATTACTTCAAGGTGTATATCTAATAACTTATTATGTAACCCTGCTTTATACCTTTTCTTTAATAGCTTTAGTTCTTTAGGATCTACTAAAGTTTTTAAATAATCATAATCTTCTATAAGTTCTGCTTTAGTTAGAGTTTTAGTTTCTTTGTCATAGGCTGTTTGATACATATAAGTATATAACTTATCTACGTCAAAATCAGAACCCATCTGTGTTGTAAACTCTGCTGGAGCTATAATTAAGTCACCATTAACTTTAGGTAAAAATCCTACTATTTCTATGTAGGACATAGAAGCATGTAATTGTGTAGGTATTCTAAACCCAAACGCCTCTAGTATATCTTTAGGTAATTTTTGATAGTCTAATTTATTAGTTCCTGGTACTAAGAACTCTTTTAGTTTTAATAACTTACCCTCATTATCTCTAAACTTAAAAGGAATAAGAACTTGTGCACCTTTTATAGTTCCATTCTCATCTCTTTGAATTTGAAGTCCTTTAGTTGGATCATAAGAATCTGTAAATACTATACCAGTCTTATTTTTTTCTATCCAATCTACAGCTTCTTCACCTTCAATAATATCAGGTTTAAATCCTGCTTTAGAACCTAATACAAAACTTTTACCTTTTAATTTATGAGATATTATCTTCTTTACTACAGAATTTAGTAAAGACATATAAGTATCTGCATAAGGGCTTAACCATAATGGAATACTGAATTTGTTATCTAATACTTTTAATCCATCATATAAAGGTTTAGAAGTTTCTCCTCTACCTTTTAATTCTTCTACAAGAATTTCAGCTATTTTAGAATTATCTATTTCACCATATTTATTTAAAAGTCTTTCTCTGAATTCAGAAAGATTTAATTCATATAATTTTCTATATGTGTCATTATACTCTGCTTCTAGTCTTGGATTGGAATAATTTGTAAATAATAGTTTCTTTTGTTGTGTACCATCATTTACTTCGCTTACATTTTCATCATAAGGAATATCTTGTTGTATTCTAAATCCTTTTCTTTTAAGTCTAATGTAAGTTCCTTCTAAATCTATATTATCTACAAAGTTACCCTGTTTGTCTTTTGTAAGTTTTAAACTTTTAATAGGCATACCTACTTTAACAGCAGAAGCTACAGCAGCTCTTACTCCTAATCCTTCAGGATTTTTAGTAGTACTATTTTCTAAGGCTTCCATAGCTACTCTAAATCTATCAATTTGTAGACCTTTAGTAAGAGTAGGTATTAAAGGGAATGATGAAGACTTAATATACATCTTTCTATCATAATATGTAGGTGTACTGCCAGGTACATTAATTATTTCATTCCAAACATATACAGGTTTTAAAGGTTGAAGTACTTTATAAAACACTTCTTTACTAGGTTCTTTACCATCTTTAAAAGCTTTAAATGCTTCATTATATTCTTCATTGGTTATTTTACCTAATGATTTTAATATATCTAAATGCTCTTTCCAAGTAGTATACTCTTGTGCATCTGCTTCTTTCATATTTAAATATTGAGAAGCTGCTTCTTCACCTATTAATTCTTTTAAATAATCATATGAAGTAGAATCAGACTGCAATTCATCTATAAATACTTGTAGATAGTCAGGCCCTTCCATTTCTATTCCAGGAGCTATCTCTGCTGCTAACCTTTTAGTAAGATTATCATAAGTATTTTTAATCTCATCTGCTATAGTCTTTCCACCTTTATTATATTGTGCAGGATCTCCTATAACTAATTGAAACATATTAGCATTTGCTAAAGCATAATTAAACACTTCATTCATTGCTAATTCTCTAGTAGAATAATATTTTCTATTTTCTTTTGTGCTTTTAGAGGTTTGTACTTGAGGTAGATGTAATAAAACATCCTTCTCTATGATACCTACTTCTTTCCATTTGTCTATTTTTTCATCAGTTAAAGAATTTAAAGCTTCTTTTATTTTAGTATAAACTTCTAACTTTTGATTTTCTGTCAGTGTATCTGTGTTTCTTGCTACATTTAATATGGATTCTCCGTTTTCAAATACTAAATCATTTAAAGATGGTAATAAATAAAATATACCTCCATTAAAGGTTTTAAGATTTGCTTTTTCTTTAAATTCTTTTGAATTAGTTTGATATATTCTCTTTATCTCAGGCAATACAATAAAATTATAAAACAATTCTAAAGACTGTTGTGTAAATTTATTACTATCAGTTGCCTCAAAAGCTAAACCTTTCATAGTCATAACTCTTGATTTATCAGAGTTAGTTGGAAAGAAATATGTAGCTTTTCTTACTTTGTAGTCTGTACCATTAACTTCAATATCATCAAAACTTGTACGAGACATATAATGACCATATTTAGTTACTTCATAATCTAAAGGAGACATTTCAGTAACAGAGTCACTTCTTCTACCTTGCTGTACTTTTAAAGGCTGTAATGATAAATAATCTATTTCAAACCAATCTTTAAAATCTTCCTCTGGATTATTTAATTGTGCTAGATATAAAGAGTCTTGAGTAAATATAGTTTTAGTTAATTCCTCTCTTAAAAAAGGATCATCAGATCTTAAATCTCTTGTCCTATTTTTAAGATATTGATTCATGCTATAAGTGTAAATACTTTTATCTCCTACTCTAAAAGAGTTACTAAAATCTCTATCGTCAAATTTAGCATTACCGTGTGCTAAAGCTTTTATTAAAGAATCATCAGTAAATTCAAAATTTTCTACATCTCCTGCATAATTACTAGCATCTGTTAATAGTCTGTCTAATATTCCCCCTTTAGAAATTAAATCAAACCATGCTTTTCCTTTTTTATCATTATGTAGTCTTACAGTTTTTCCACCAAAGAATAGACTATTTATATACTTTGGATGTAAATTAATACCTAAAGAAGACATTAAATTACCAAACATAGTAGCTTGGTAGGCTCTTTTATTTTCTATATCTACTGGAGGTTTTCTAATACTTTCTAATCTTGCTTTTAAATTTGAAAGTTCTATGTTAGAATATTTACCTTCTTGTACAACATTAGAATTATAGTGTTCTTTCTTCCAGTTTTGTAGTATCCTATTAGATGTACTTCCAGAATCATCTTCATTTATAAATAATTGAAACTCTTTGTATGAATTTCCATTTTTATCTTTTTTATTTACAGTATTATAGCTTACATAAGTCATGTTTATTTTATGTTTGTTCATCTCTGAAACAAACTGACTTTGTACATCTTCTGGAGCTTCTTTAAAATACTTTATAAAATCTTCTAACCAAACTAAATTTTTATTAGAAGATTCTTTTGCTTCATCTGATTCTTTTTGCAGTCTATTTATTACATCATCTTTAGATGCTTTTACACCTGCTAGAACTCTATGTAATTCATTAAATACATATTCAAAATCATTAAATTCTTTAAGACCTATTACATTAGTAACAGGTACTATTTTCCCATCTTCATAATTTCTTTTTTCTACAAAAGCTAAAAACTTCTTTACTTTAGCTGATAGTGTATCTCTTGTATTTAATTCTAAATAGAAATTATTAGAATGATTATTTCTTTCTAATTGTCCTTCAGCTTCAGGACTGGTATCTACTGTATCATCAGAATCATCTTCTTCCTTATTTGTATCTGACTTTACAACTACACTATTTAATGTATTCAATATAGTATTAGCTTGGTCTACTAATTTATCTATATTTGATTTTACATTATTTAATCTTTCTATTTGTTCTCTTACAGATAGTATACCATCTTCATCTTCTAGTAATTCTAAAGTAGTAATACTTTCATTATAGTTTTGTATTTCTTTATCTATATGACTAATTATATTACTGGTTATATCATTAGAACTTAATTTATTATCAGATAAACTATTTCTATATAATTCATTAGCTATACTTTCTGCTATAGCTCTTTGTTGTGTAAAATCCAATCCTTTAATGAACATTCCTTGATGTTCATCTAATATCTCTTGTCTATCTGTATTAGATAAAAATTTACTTTTTGGTGTAGCACAATTAGCCATAACTATAATTTATTGTATACAATACTTATCTTTATCATTAAATTTATCTGCCTTTGAAGCGTTAGTCATTGCCTTGATTAACTCTTCTAAAGATAATTCCCCTCTGTCAACTTTTATCAAAAACTTATTATAGAATTCATCATAAGTCATTTTCTTAGTTTCTAACAACTGTTTTATTTCTGATATAGTTTCATAATTCTTTTTTACTATAGTAGTTTCTATATCTAAAGGTTGTTGTATAGATTCTTGTTTTTTCTCTACAATAGGTTCTTCTAATTCTTTTATCATCATATCAAATCTTGTAATATGCTGAATTACATAACCATATCCACCATCTTTTAGTTCTGTACTGTTTCCTAAAGTAGTAGTATTAGGTTTCATGAATTCATTATAAGTTCCTTCAAAAGTAGTTAAATTTCCTTCAATATCTAAACCTGTATAGTAAAAAGGTTGTTTTGTATTTAGATTCTTTTTATTTATATTAAATAACATCTCTTTTAGAATAAGATTTTCTATTTTATCCCAAGTTTTAGCATCTACTTGTGACTTTTTAGATAAACTAATTACTTTAGTTTTACCTATTTTTACAACACCCTTTTCTACTGTTAATACAGGAACTGGTTTACTAAGTGCTTTATTTTCTACATATTTTTCTACTGGTAGAGTTTCATCATAATACATATGTATTAACTTATTTAAAAAAGTTGTTAATCCTTCCATAGTTTTTAAATCTATAGATTCTGAAGGGTTATTTAAATAAGCATCATATAAAGCAGAATTAACAGCAGTATCTTGTTTTATATAAATTTCTAAAGCTGTTCTAATAGTTTTTGCTTGCTCTGGTGTTAGTCTACTATTATATATAGGCTCTGCCCAATATTGCATAATACCATTTTTCTTGCCTAAAGGCATTGCAGCAAATACTATGTTGTTATTATAATTAATAAGTTGTTCAGCATTGATTATATTATTACTTGCTGATTTATTATTCTTTACAATTAAAGTACCTGTAGTCTTATCTGCAAACTGTAATTCAGTAGAAGGAAAAGCTTTTGCTGTATTTTGAGGTTTAGTTTTTCTATTTATAACTCCCCCCTTAAATCCTCCAGTAGGAGCCATCTCTATAACTTTACCTGTACATTGTGTTTGTATAGGAGTGTTGTTTGTTGAAGATAGTCTAGAAACTAAAGATTTTCTAAAGTCTTTTAATAACTGCCTACTGTTCTCTATTACATTATCTGCAACATTTAATTTATTGATCCAAGCAGTATTATGCACATAAGCTATAGTTCCATCTTCATCAGAAGTTATTTTTATAGGCCAGTAATCATAAATAGTTTCATAGAACTTATAACTCATTTTATGTTTAGAAGAGAATTCTTTCCAAGATTTTTCAGTTTTACTAGCTTCTAACATATCTTTCCAATTAACTACAACCCCACTACTTAAAGTAATAGGCCCATCATAATCAGTATCTAATGATAGATTTACTATATCACCTTCATTATATTTGTTTGGATTTAATACACTATCTCCTTTAATTTCATCATTAATAGATGAGAATCTACTTACCTTACTTTCATCTTTTCTAAGTATGTATTCCTGTGATAGATAGGCCATACTAGTAGTAGGCATTTCATTCTTTTTATCATCATTTGTAATATCATCATTTAGATATACATCCATTATAGCTTCTGAATTAGAGCCAGGTTGTATATACTTAGTTGCTGTTTCTATTGTATGATTTATAATAGATTCAGTAATCATGTTATTAGGATCAGTATAATCAGGTACTACTATATTATAGTGTTCTTCATAAGTTTTTGCTAAATTAGGAAATGTCCTAGAACCTCTAACAAATTCACCTACTAGACTTACATAATGCTGTTTAGTTAAGACAGGATTTACTTTATTGAACAAATCTATAAAGTCATTGAAACTTTTAAATATGTCTTTATTAGTCTCTTTTAAATAATCTAATCTTAATTTGTTTACTAGTCCTGCTATTTTCTCACTTAAACTTCTAGTATCTTCTGTATTGGATAAATTAGGTAAATCCTCACTAGCATTATTTTGTAATGTAGTCAAAGATATAGCTTCAAATATAGTATTAACACTACTTTCTATATTTGCACTAATACCTGACGTATCTATTGATGTTGTTATATTAGCTTTCTCTTTATAATTGTTATAAAGTTTAATAGCTGTTTGTATTAAATCAGTATCTCTATCTATTATAGATTTATGATTTGTTTTATTATTGTTATATTGTTTTTGAAAATACTCTATATCTGATTCACTAGGTATTATAGGTTCCTGTAATCCATCTTCTTCACTGGCTTGATTAAAGAATTGTTTTAAATTAGTTTCAAGATCTTTATTGTTATATACAGGTACATCATTCATAGTATTAACTGTACCTTCTAATAATTCATCTATATGGTCTAACTTATTTAAAGTTAATTCATCTTTAGTTTCTTTATTAAGTTTGTCTTTTATTACTTGTAATTCTTCTGGTGTTTTAGTACTTACTTCTTTTTTAAAATTATCAAAACTACTTTCTTCATTTGTTTTAGTTTTTACACTAGGTTTTTTATTTTCAGAAGTAGTTTTCTTTACATTATTTTCATTCTGTAAAATTTTAATCCTAGTAGCTATTGCTTCATCATTAGGAAATTCCTTTTGAAGTTGTTGCAATTGGTATACACTATTTATTGAAGGTAACTCAGAATAAATACCTAAAAGTTTTCCATTCTTTTTAGCTTCTTCTATTAAGTCTAATTGAGTAGATTTAGAAGTAATGTCTTCTAAATGATTATTAAATTCATTTAAAGTAGATTTACCTTTTTCTATAGTTTTAAGTAAGTCTTTTTTATCTTTCTCACTTGTCTTTGGATCATTTACTTGATTCTCAAAAGCTTTCAACTGTTTCTCCCATATATCAATATTTCTTTTTGTTAGAAATACGTCTTCTGAGTTAATATATTTTTTAGACTTTACCCAATCTTCTTCCATAGAATCTAAGTCTTTTAAAAACTTCGTAGACTCTGTTCCAGGATTAGCTTTTAATACTTCTCTTAATTGATCTGTAGTTCCATTAATAAAATTCTTAGCTGCTATATTAAAGAATGTTAAGTCTTTAGCTTGTCGCATCATTTCATCATTACCAAATTCAGCAGCTACTTTCTTCATAGCTTCAGAAGCTTCAGTAACTTTTACACTTTCTACAAATTGATTTGAAGCATTAAATAATGCTTTATTATTATTATATACTTCTTGTTGTCTATTGTAATCTTCTAATTGTTTTTTATTTCTTTCTTTTCTAGTAAAAGAACCTACAAGGGTAGACTGAAATGGACCTGCTAATGCTCCTAACCATCCAGCTACTTGGGCTTGTGTAGAAGACATCATTTGCAGACTTCTTACAAAGAAATCATCAGACATAGAGTCTGGATTAAACCCTGCTTGTTTAGCATAAGATTTTCTTTGGTCATCATTTAATCTTGATTTTATATCTTTATAAATATCATAAAGACCTTCCATCTGGGCTTTTTGTTGCCACATTTCTTCAAGACCTTCTTTAGGTGCTCCTAAAACTAAGTCTTTACCTGCTTCCAATAAGGTAGACCTTAATCCAGGTTTCATTATTTTCTCAGCGATATATTCTGTTTTTGAAGGGAATAATTTTCTTAACATTAAAGCATCTCCAGCTACAGTCATCATAGTCATATCAAAAGCATGATTACCTGCTTTATTAGCTTCTTTAATTGCTTCTTGTTTAGTTAATGTTCCATCCTCTATTAAAGGATTTAATTGTGATAAAGCAGTATTGTAAGAATCTAATCCTTCCATTCTAGCCTCTGCTCCTTTAGTAAGAATAGCACTTGCTCCTGGGCCTAATTCATTCATTATACCAGGATTTTTTGTTTGAAGTAATTTTACATAAGCATCTGTTCTTTCTAGTTTACTTCCTACATTTGCTAAACTTTCTACCACAGAAGGAATCTTTTTAACTTTATTTAATTCTAATAAAGCTTTACTATATTTACCTAAATCTACTAATCCTTCTATAGCAAGTTTGGACATTCCTTTAACTGCTGCTCCTGCCCCCCAACCTGTTAGTGCAAACCCCATTATAGAATCTACTGTTCCTTTTAAAGCATTCCAGTTAAATACTTGTGAAGCAACACTTGTTCCTTGATTTTCATATATAGGCATATTTTCTTCTGTAGCACCTTTTATACTTTCACCAAGTTTTTGTAATCCAGAAGATACTAATTGATTGGGTAAGTAGTCTACTAAGCCTAAAGACTTATTAGCATTAAAATCTATATCACTAAACATAGCTTTGTAAGTATCTATATCAGTAATATAACCTATATCTTCTACAAAAGTACCTATGCCAGATAACATACCACCTACTATAGAATTAAACCCTTTATTTAAAGTAGATTGTGTATCTATTCTATGTTTTTCTAACTCAGCATAACTTTCTCCAGCAAACCCTTTATCATATCTATTTACTTCATCTCCAGATCTAACAAATGTTCCTACACCTGGAAGTATTACAGTACCTTTCTTAGGATTAGTTATAACACTACTAAATCTATAGGGGTTTCTAGGAGGTATATCTGTACCTTCTATATTATTTTGTACTGCATTATTTTCAGAAAGATAGTCTATACCTTCTTCTCCAGTTGTATTATATAAAGCCATATTATTTTTTAGTGTTAGAAACCATCTCATTAAAACTTTCTAAATCTACAGTCTTACTTAGACTGTTTTCATCAGCTTCCCAATAATTATTTCCATCTGTAGATAGTAAGAATTGCGATTTATGCCCTTCTTTATCTGATTTAATTTCAGATCTTCTTAACCAAGCTTGCTTAGGATTTCCTTCTTCATCAAACCATACTACAGGAGCTTCTTCACCTAAAGATAAACTAAACATAGTTTTATTAAGTCTGTCTATTCTTCTATACTCAGGTTTATCTTTTATATCAGGTCTTACTGTAGTCATATATTGATTTCCTTTAGAGTCCATAACTATATAACCGCCTGTCAATCCTTCTATAAATTTACCTGTTTCTTTATCTATCAAAGATACTGAACCTAGTGGAATTATACCTGTTTTAGATGATCCATTATTTTTGGTTCTTAAATCATCTACAACTGCTTTTTTCTCATCTGGATTTAATTGTTTTCCATCTAAAGTATAATAAGCTCTTTCACCTAAAGTTAAATCTACACCTGCATTCTCAGGTTTATTTTTAGTATCTAATCCCCATTCTGTCATTATAGCTTCGCCTACATAAGCTTTAGGTGTGTATTGTTCTTCTTGTTGAGCTAATAAATAAGGTTTTAATTCTTTCCATACAGATTTTATAGCTTCCTTATCATTACTTTTTAGAGCCCTCATTACTCTAAACTTATTCACTTTACCAGTATTAATTAAATCTTTTATACCTTCATGGTAGAATTTAATTAACTCTAATTGTTTATTAGTGTCTTCTACATGGTTTATTGCTTCATATACAACTTTACCAGCATTGACTAATTGTCTCACTCCTTCTACTGGGCCAAAACCTGCTAATCTATCTAAAGCATTTCCTGATGTAAGTTTACCTGTTCCCCAATTAATTAAACTAAATAAAGGGTTAGTCTGTGCCACTCCTTCAAATCCTGTAATAGATTTATTTTCTTTATTTTTAACTCCTTTACCAAAATATTTATTTGCTGCTACATTCCAAGCATCTATTGATCCAGATGCAGTTGTTTTTACGTCTTCGCTTAAAGGATTAGTAATCATTTTCTTAGGTAAATTCTCTGTAGGTATTTCATTATTTGTTACAGCATTGTTTTTACCATCCATTAATTGCCTAGTCTTATTAGATACTTGAGTTACATCTTTAGTATCTAAATACATTTTCTTGTATTTATCTATAGTAGCATCTATATCTTCTTGGGTAAGTCCTACATATTTAGCATACTTACCTCTTTCAGTAGTAGGATCATTGTATTCAGACTTTAACATTTTAATAGTTTCTTCTAAATTCTGAAGATTACTAGCTTGTGTTCTTTCCCCTTGCCCTGGAGTAGTATACACAGAAGAAACCCCACCAGTAGTAGGGTCTTGTATTTGTTCAAATTTACCTTCTCCACCACCTATAGGCGTAGACTTTACCCAACCTTTAGAAGACGCTCTGTATAATTCTTCTGTAATATCTTTAGGCATATCAATATACTTTTCACCTAAATCACCTACAAAAGTAGAAACAGTACCATCTTCATTAAATGAACCTTGCCAAGGAGTATATACTTTACTTTTTATAAGTTCCCCATACCAAGCAGGATGTGTACCTCTCATAGTCATTTCGTCTACTTGGTTTCTCCAAGTATCTACTCTCTTCTTATTTTCTTCTGCTTGATTTATAGTTGTCTTATATATATTATCTCTTGTTTTCTTTAGAGATATTACATCATTTATTGTTTGAGTATTGACTCCATTAGATGCTATATCCTCAACAACTTTATTTTTATTTTCATCGATACCTTGAATCATTGTAGATACTTTACCTAAGTCTTTATCATCTACATTGTACTCTGTATTAATTCTATTAATAGCAGAAACACCTTCAGCAGAAGCTTGTGCCTTAGCTAAAGGTACTCTGGATAATTCCTCAAAACTTAAAGGATTTAAAATCAGAGGTTGAGGATTTTGTGTATATCTATTTACTACTGGCATATGTACTTGTTTATTGTCCTTTTAATATTCCAATCCTACCCATTTCTTTACCATATTTTTTAGCTTGCATAAGATTGAATAAACTTTGTCCTACAGCACCTATATTGGCCCCTTGAGCTTGTTTATATGCTGCTAATTGATTATAATATGCTGCTGAATTTTGTTGATTAATATCGTAGGCTCTATCTTTTTGTCCTATATTAAATTGTTGTATATTACTTCTTAATCCTTGTATTCTTGCTCTTTCTTGTGCATCTGCTAAATCAGATTGTAACATTAAATTACCAGCAGTACCTAATAAAGTAGAATTTAAGTTAGCCATACCTTGAGCATATTGAGAATAATTTCCTCCTGTTTGAGATAAGTTATATTTTTGAGTAGATGCTTGTTCTGATAAGTTTCTTAACAATTGTTGTCTATTTACTAAATTAGGTTGATATTGTTGTTCATTCAATAATTCAGGAACATAAGTATCAGACTTTTGTAAAGACTTCATTGCTCTTCTATTAGAAATCATAGGGCCTAATATACTAGCAGCAACTCCAGCTATACCTAAAGTAGTATCTAAATTATTTCTATCATTTCTCATTAACCAAGAATCTGGAGACATTTGTTTTTTAAACCAATTAGGTTTTATATTACCTGCATAAGGATTTACTATTTCATGATTTTGGGATGCGTCCTCTTCATATAAAGGAGTATTACTTTCAGGCCAATCAGGATCACCATTAGCCATTTGATTAATACTCCTGTATTGAGTAATGTTTTCTTGCTTTTGTCTTTCATTTTCTTGTACATCTTTAAGTCTAGACATTAAAGTTTGCTTAGTTCTAATGTCTATAGAAGACAATCTATTTTTGAATATTTTTTCAATATCTTTGGATGCATCAGCAAAAGACTTACCTGTTAGTCTGTTAGGTAACCCATATTCATATTTTAAATTCATTTTTTCAGTTTTAATCTATCACTAAAAATATATTTTCCTTCTTTAAATTTAAAAGAAGTTTCGCCTTGTTCTACAGTATTTTGTTTACCTGATTTAGATTTACCTAAAGGTATTCCTCCTAATGGATTTTGATTGTGTGTTCCACCAGAATTATAATTAACTAATCCATTATATTGTGTATTTAAAGGATTTGCGAAACCTCCTTTAGCTAATTGTACTTGTTTCATGTAAGGATTAGAAGGTTTAGCTATATTTCTAGTTGTTAAATATCCTCCATTAGCTTTTTTATTTATACCAACATTCTCTATTATAGCTTGATAATCTTTAGGTAACTTGTTTCTAAATTTAGGATGAGTAGGTAAGTTAGCTAAATCACTGTATCTTATAGAAGTTACTTCGCCTAGTTTTTCAGCTTCTGCCATTGCAGAACTATAACTACCTCCATATTTACTACCACCATAATGTCCAAATACAATTTGATTAGCTTCATCTACTCTACCTGAATCTACTAGTTGTTTATATCTACTAACAGAGGCAGGATTAGGATACCATTGCATTTCATTATCTTCCTTGTTTTCTTCTCCTTTAGGTAATCCTTTGGCATTACCTGTAACATTAGGTTTTGTTTTTTGAGAATCATAAATAGCTCTCAATTTATTTTGAAACTTTACATCATTTATATCTCCTTTTTGAGATATTACAAAATCCATAAAATCTTTATCTTCTTTTGATTGTTGACTCAAACCATATTTAGGTTGCTTAGGATTCTTAGGTTTAGGCTCTGGTTCAATTCTTAAACCATTTTTAGCTACTACAGAAAATGAGTTATTCTCATTATCTGTATAACCTCCATCCTCGTGTTTCCACTTACGTGCATTCAAAGCAAACTGTTTTTTCTTTCTTAACGCCTCACTATCATTTTCATGTACCTGTAATTTTGATACTGGTATTTTATCTCCTTGTTTAACACCAAGTGCTGTATGTAATGAACCTATCTTAGAAGGTTTAATATGTATACCAGATTTAGCTAATAATTGAGAAGTAAGATACCCTCCCGTAGCAAAAGGAGATACAGCTAGCCCTGCTCCTGATTTAGGTAAAGAATTCATTTTCATTTGCATATCATTTAATCTTTGTTGATTATCTTGTTCTTCCTGTAACTTCTTTTGTTTAGCGTTTCCTGCCATACCTCCAATAATATTCAATCCAGTACCTATTAATTGTGCTCCGGGTATTGGTAATACACTAGCTACAGATCCTAGACCTTGAAGTATTCCTCCAAAATTATAGTTTATATTTTGTTGACTTTGTTCAAGTCTTCCCCATTTTTTAATAGTATGTTTCATCCTTTTATATTATACATTATAACCATATCATCTAAGGCGAAATCTCCTGTATTTTGTAATTCAACTATAATATATATACCTCTCCATCTTTCTCTAGTATTATATACTCTAGGTAAATGTATTCTATGTATATCAAATTTAGTTTTTATATCAGGAGTAGTTCCAACATTATCTGTATTTCTATCACTAGTTACCTGAATATTTGTAAAATTAGTACCTTTGAGTCTATATTCCAAATTATGAAATACTTTTTCATAAGTAGAATCAGGGCATAGTAAATAAGTTATCTTAGAACTCTTTACTGTTCCTGTAAGTAAACTATATAATGATGTATCTTCTGTGTCTTCATATAATTGATATAACTTACCAGCATTAGATATTACCCAAGAGTTATCTCCTATAAAATTATGCTTAGATGTAAATTTCTGTAATAATATATCATACACTAAAGTAAATCCATTATAATGGAAATATATCTGGTCTAGCTTATTATGGTAAGTTGCTACTAAAGGGCCAGAAGTATAAGAATCTAATAATGCTTTAATAGTTCTTATTGTGCTTATTTTGCCTTCTTGTAGTGTATTGATTGTATTATTTAAATCATCATAATAATATAGAATCTTTCCATCATCTACTACTGTAAATTTTCTATTTGTTCCTGTAGTAGTTGTTAAATATCTATGGTCATATAACAATGCCCCAATACCTAAACTAACTTGGTAACCATCAGAACCTGTTGTTTGTATCCTAGGTTCTACGGCAATTACAGATATTCCAGTAGATTGAATAGATACTAAATCCCCATTTAAGTTATGAAGTTTAGTTATATTTCCATATTGTCCTTCTAATAGTTTAGTATTATTAGGTTCATATATTAACCAACTATCTATTACTTCATTAGGATTTTTAGCATTACTACCTATTATAGATACTGGAAATTTAGTATTATTAGTTATATTAAAAGGCATTGAATATCCTTTAAATACATTAGGTACTTGATTGTACGCTCCCAACAATTTATGATTGTCTGCTATCCTATAGTAATTGTAATTTGTACTAGAAGGTAGATATCCTTTCCAATCATTCATTAAATCTTTTCTAGCAAATACATTATGATTGTTTTCTATATAAGGTAAATTAATATACTCATATATATTTAATACTCCTTGGTTTTTACTATCATTTCCTTCTGCTCTGTTAATACTTAAAGGTGCTACCCATATATCACCTATATATTGTTCACTCCAGGAATTACTGACAGAAGTCATGCTACCTAATAATAAATATTCATTTCTTTGTTTGTCTTCATACGAGGCGCCTCCGTATTGATTAGTTACAGTTCTTAATAATTCTACTAAAGGTATAGCTCTCTTATAAGATGTAGATGCTCTTACATTGAATGTATCAAATAAATCATAAGGATTTGTAGTCTTGTGCCAATTTGTATCTATTATATTTAATACAATAGAATTAGAAAATACAGAATTGTAAGCTAAAGGTAGAGCAGATCCACTAGCATCTACTATGTTATTTATAGAGCATGCATTTGAAGCTGTAGCTCCTGCATCTATAACTTTAGTTTCTCCTGTACGTAAAAATTCTGCTGACTCTAAGTCTCTAGTTAATACATCATTCCTTTTAGCAGTAGCAGTATAATTTTTAGTAGCAACATATTCAAATACCTCTAGTTTTCCTGGATTGGTAACTATTGTAGGTTGTTGCATTACACAATTATAAGGATATCCTGAACCTAATACATTTATAGGCCAATTAGTTTGATATCCTACTAATTCTGTTTGAGATTTTATTAAATTATCTTCATAGTGTTTTAATACTCTATTACCAGAAGCAGCAAGTTCTGTTGTGACTGCACTACCTAATATTCGTATTTTATCAGGCAAAGGCATATTAGTTTCAAAAGCAGTATCACTGGAATAAAAGAATACTATCCCATCTTCTCTTACAGGTTTTTGATCTGTAGAAGGATTAGCAACTCTAAAGTCTACTGGATATGTTAAGTAGGTTGATGCATAATCATTCTCTATATTTCCACCAGCCCCGTCTGTTAAAGTAACATCTGAAGGTAATATATCTTTGGCTACATAGTAAGGATGATAGTAAGGTGTTAGCCTTGTACTACCTTTCATATACTTTACAGAAGGGACTATAAATCCCTGAGAAAGTACGGTTCTATCCTCTGGTTTTCTTTCTACTACGCACATTTGATAGGACACTATACCAGCGGCTTGAAACCTGGTTATACCTGCTGTAGTAATTCTAATAGCTATACCTAAAGATACATTTAGTATAGAAGCTTCAGGTATTTTAATATCTGCCACCCATTTAATAGGACTTCCTTGCCCATATTTATTAAATAGCTTTACCCCTATCCTGTAGATTTCTCCTTGTTTAAATGATTTATTAGGTATAATGCCGTCTGCTAAAGGGCTAGAACTTATTATATAAGTATCAATATTATAACCACTTGTACCATAATATGTATTTTGATTATACATATATTTATTAGTATCGTAGTCAGGGTTTATACAATCGTGTGTTCTTGTTAAACTATTTAGTTGAGCTTGTGTATAAGTAACAGGGCTGCCTCCAACTTCTTTTAGAGTTGTTGTTAAACTAATAGCAGGATAAGCAAATGATCTACAATCTACATCAGGATTGAATTCTGTAGCTTCATAATTAGCTAGAAATAACCTATCTCTTTTAATAGATAGAGTATTAGGTATTATAGGTGTATAATTTATATTTAATAGCTCTGATAAAGATAATTCAGCAATAAAACTATTTCCATCATCATATAAAGTTATACTAGTTTGACTTTGAATATATTCATCATATATTAGAGATATTTTAGGACTTTGATTTAATTCTTGGTAATGTATAGAATACACTTTTATAGCATCAAAAGTTGTATCTACAGAATCTAATACAATTTTAGTTTTTAACCCTGTAACTTCTTGACTATCATACCCTTTAAAATAATTAGATATAGATACTAGTTTGGATGCAGGACTTAAATTAGATTGTGATCCATTTAAATGATACATACAATAAACATACTGTATTGTACCTGCTATAAGACTACCCCCAGGCTCTATTGTTACTGTAGGAGTGTATAAATTAGCACTATCTAAATTATTTAAAGAATCAACATCTACTGCTGTAGATATTACATTTGCTACATTTAAAGATCTTAATGGGTGTATTCCATCTACCCAATATAGTTTAATTATGTTATCTGATTCATAGTTTGCTACTGCATCTATTCTATGTGTATGTTCTATGTCCCAGAAACCAAAAGCTATCTTAACTATATTATTATTTTCATCTATTCTATATATAGCAGAATCAGATGTTGCTGTAACTTCTGTAGCAACAAACACATAGATATACTTTCTAAATACACAGAATCCTACTATATGTACTCTATCTTGATTAGTACCTAATTTAGCAAAATCTAATATTTTAGTTTCACCCTTTATAGGAGTAATAGATAGACTTCTACCATTATTTACAATTTGTATATTTTCAGCGTCCCAATAAACATCTGTTTTACGTTTATCAGGTGCTGTATCTGTATCTAACCCTAGACCTATATATTTTTCTTTTCTTACCATATTTTTCTATTCATTCTTTCAGGTTGTCCTGAATATTTATCATCTGTATAGAAATTTTCTTTTATAGGAACTAATCTAACTAACATATCCCCAAGAGCTTTTGCTTCTACTGGATCTAGCGTTAATAAACTAGTAGTAGCTTGGGCTAAATACCAACAATACTGTTGTTCTGCTCTTTGATACGCTCTTTCAAAATTAGCATTTTGATCTGCCAAACTTCCATAATGTCTTGACTTTATATAGTTTTCTATAGCTAGATATAGAGATTCATTTCTAGGTATTAAAGGCCAACCTTTTTCATCTGTTAGATATGCCCAATATACTAATTCAATAGTACCTTCTCTAAAATCAGTGTATATAAATTGATTGACTATCTTATGAGAAAATGTTGTATCTATAAATGTATTAGCATCATATTCTTTGTTAAACTCTCCATAAGAATCTGTCATATGTGTAAGAGCGATTCTAGTGTCTCCTGAGACTACTCTAACAGTTAATCTTGATTTAAAATCATCGGGTAATTCTGCTCTATAATCATTTATTTGTAATTGTATAGTTTTCTTTTCTTGAAGTCCTGGAACCCCTATAAGTTCTAAAACAGTCTTTACATGAGTGATTATATCGCTCTGTCTAACATGTCTCAAAAGAGGAAGTTCTAGTAACCTGTACATTATTTCACCTACTGACATTGTACTCATGTTACATACGCATTTAAAGGTTTTATATTACTTTTTATCACAGAAGCTATAGTTCTTTTTAATTCTCTTGAGGTAATAAAAGAATAATAACTTCTGTTTACAAATCTAAATTTTCTTTTATCCCATTTTATCTTATAAGTATATCCATATGTATGTTCGTTTAGATATACTACTTTTTTTGTTTTATCTCCTGTTATGCTTCTTACTTTTTTAGTTTCATACCAATTAGTAGGATTCTTACTTATTAATTTACCATTAGAATCTGTCTCTAGTTTGTATTTATACTTAATAATATAAAACATTCCAAGACCAGGAAATTCAAACCTAAACATTTCATTTATTACTTTTCTAACTATTATAGCAAAGAAAGTTTTTAATATTTTAGTATGCAGTGCTTGATTTACTTCTGTATTAGGGAACCTTCTTATATAATTCCTATAATACATACTGTTATTATAATCTATTCTATTTTTGTGTTTTCGTTGTATTTCCTGTTGACTGCAATTGCTCATCTCTCTTATCATTAAGTAAATCAACTGGTACTGACATCTCTCTAATTACATATTGTATAACCATATCTTTTACATTGCCCCATAAATTAGTAGTAATAGGGTATCTTTCTAGTTCTACTATATCTTTATGAACCTTTAATTCATCTTCTGGTTCTTCTAGTATAGCTGTAACAGTTAATCTAGTTAGGTTTTTATATTGTGTATTTTTACTTACAACATAAATATATTCATTATCATCTCTAAACCCGTATATAAAACTCACAGGGGCATATAGGAAATTTGCTGCCCTACTTTTATGTACCATTTCAATCTCAGAGCCTAATAAAGAATCTAATCTAACTTCATACTCTTTATACATTTGCTGTCCTACTATATTAGGTAATTTATCAGTAGTTCTTAATACAGTAAATCCTGAAGTACTGTATTCAGGGAATCTATTATCAGGTACTAATTCTAAAGGCATGTACAGAGTCTGGGTCAACATATCTCTATGTTCTCCAGGATTATTAATTATATGTTGTCTTATGACAATAGATCTATATATTCTCATTAAGAACTGAATTTGTCTATCAGTCATGTCAGAGTCTATATTTAGGATTTTTAGTCCTTCTCTTATATCGTATATAGCTTCTTTGAGTGTCATAATTTAACTGTATTTAGACTTGGTAAGTATACTAACAATGCCTCTGAATCTGGAAAATACTTTATAGTATGCTTATGAGCTTTATTTACAAAGTAAGATTCTTTTGGATAAAATAGTATGTTTGTTTCTAAATCAAGTACTTTACCTTTTAATACACACACTGTTTGAGATTGCCCCTCATGCTCGTGTAACTCAAAATTTACCTCTTTTGTAGTTATTACATGAAGTATTGTTACACCTAATACATGTTGTTCTGGACTTGTAACATTTCTAATAAGCATACCTTCTATATATTCCACAAATCCATCTTTATCTGATCCATTAAAATCAAGTATCTTATGATTTCTAGACACTACAAGATGTTTCATATCTTGTATAATCTTGTTTTTATCTAATAAATGTTGTCTTACTTCATCTAAAACATTAGAAGCAAATTTTGTTTGTGTCATTTTCCTGATATTTTTAATATTATATCCACTTTAACTAATAACTGTTGTAGTAATTCATTATTTATATTTAGTCTTGAGGAGTATTCCTTGTCACTATCTATAAACTTTTCCAGAGTGTTCTTAAATTCAGCTATAAGTTTTGCATCCGAAGTTCTAACATCAACAAGTAGATTGTGCTGCTCTTGTATTCTTTTGTCTTTTTCTTCTACACTCCTCTTATATTCTGCAATAACTTTACTAAAATAGGAATATATGAAATATATTCCAGATAATAAAACTACTAAAAGTATAACAAGTATAGGATTGGCTATTTTTTCAAAAGCACTATAGCTGTTTCTAAGTAATTGATCTTGCAATAATATCATTGTTAATTTTATATTTAGTTAAACTTTTGATTTTAATTAGTACCTGTTATCTCTATATCCATTGGATATACTTGTGTCACTCCGTCTAAGACTGCCCTATAAGCTAAAGGGATATCTGTATTATTGCTTAATCCTATAGCACTTATTGAATAACCTCCTGAAACATAAGCTTTTAAGTACAATACTTCTCCTACTGTCAATGCTATTGGTGTATCCATTACTACACCCCAATTCATACCATTTCCGTCTGTAATTGTAAAGGACTTGGATCCTAATAATACATTGCTTTGATTGTATATTTCATAAACACAAGTTCTTCCAACATTACCAGAACCAAATGAGAAAAAAGCATTAACTGTTCTTAGATCTAAAGCATTCACATCATTTTGGAAATATTGCACACAATTAGTACCACTCGGATAAGCTACTTTAGTATCTCCTGGTCTAGCTATTGTAACTATACCCCCAGAAGCTATACCACTACCACTTAAATCACAAGTATCTGAAGCTGTACCGTTAATTACATCTACTGTATCTGTGTAAGATTGTATTGAAGTAGGACTAAATTTTACATATAAATTTACAGGGTTTGATAATTCTAAAGAACTGTATACAAGTGAAGTAACATAAGTTCCAGACAAAGTTTTGCAGATAGTATAAGCCCCACTAGTACTTACTGTAGTATTACCAACAACATTAGTTCCAGTTAAAGTAAGTGATTGTGCACTAGATGTTGTATTGACTATAACATTTCCAAAATCTAAAGTATTTGGTGATAATGATACTATTGTATTTATACCTGTTACAGTCAGTGGTATATATGTATTTGCAGGTATATTTCCTGGTACATTAGTTTCTGAAGCACTTAGGTAATTTGTGTACAATGTAGTTCCATTAGGTTCTGCCTGTACATATAAAGTTATATCTATATCTCCTGTAATACTAGGATTCAACTGCATAAAAGTTAAGAAAGTAGTACCTGGATCAGACATAGAAGTAGTAGAGAATGTATTAATTCCTGCCAAACATTGTATTACACATAAAGTACCTTGATATAAGCCATGTCCTACAAGTCTTACAGTTCGTTCTACCTTACTCCCAATTAAAACAGAACCAAAGTCTATAGATGTTGGTATGAACTCTAGAGTAGATGTTATTAAATTTGCTTTTAAAAGTACTGTTTGAGTTGCTACGTTATTTGAAGATACGGTTATAGGTAATGATATATTTCCTATAGGTAATGTACAATTAAATAATATATCAGTATCTATATCTATTAATCCATTTGTAACAAGCATATTATATGATGTAGCAGATGAATGTACTACATTATTTATATCTGTATAATTATATAGTATTGAATAACTATTACTTATATTAGGTACTGTTACTACCACATCTGAAATTAGCTCCATTCCAAAAACATTAAAAGAAGGATAAGGATATGAGGTACTTTGACCCACATAAATATCCCCTAAGTCTATTTCTAAAGGAGTTACATCTAATCTAATTTGTGTACCTGTTCCTGTTAAATTAACAGATATTGCTGTAATCTCATCATTTGCTATTGTTATATTACCTGAATAAAGAATGCTACCTACAGGAGTAAATACTACATAGACTGTAGTAGGTTGTATTTCATTATTTAAATCTGGAGATATAGTTATAGATGAAGTGTAATTACTTTGTGTCAATGATATAGTATATCCTGTAGGTGCAGTTAAAGTCACATCTGTACTTAAATAAGTACCTGTTACAGCAAAACTTAGTGGTGCAGATTGTATATTAACTCTAGTTACTGGGAAACTTAATATGTTAGGTGTAGCTGCCAATGTGCTCTCTATACCTGTACCAGTTAAATCTACGGCTATACTTAAATATCCTACAATGGATATTGTAATTTCATCTATATCTGTTCCTATGTTTTGAGGAACATATTTCACATAAACAGTACTTATAGATAAGCTTCCATCTGAAGGTTTTGGTAAGTACAGTAGTTGTGTAGAAAAGTTTAATACTGGATCACTACTCAATAAGTACTCATTATTAGAACTTACTAGTACTTTATTGAAAGCTGCTGATGCTTCAAAAGTAAATGAAAGTATTTTCTCATTACCTACCCTTACTGTACCAAAGTCTAAACCTAATTGGTCTACTGATGTTGTAATAGTAGGTACTACAGGAGGTATGTCTATATTAGTTTGAGATTCTGTAACAACTATAGGAACATTTATATCTTGAAAATGTTTTAGATACTTATATAAATCTCTATTTATGTTTTTATGAACAAAGTTTAAGTTTAGTAAATAATATAGTATGTCAATCATTACCATATTCTTAGTATCTACTATACCTTTTAAATTTAAATCATTTATAAGTATATCACTAGAAATAGATATATAATTATCTTCTCCAGCTAATAATTCATCTATTTTAGTTTGTAATAGCATATTATTTTACTATATAATTTCCATTTATAATCCAAGCACCTGAACCTGCTGATATATCAGTATCTATATCCATTAAATAAGTAGGATTTTGTTCTACCATAGCTAATACTCTTTCATAAGCATTTAAAGCTTGTTCTATCTTTTGAGGATTAGCAGATAGATAAGTATCTATAGCTTTTAATAGAAAATATACTGTAGATATTTCATTAAACCCTTGTTGTACTTCTTTATTAACTATCATATTAGCTAATACTAATTGTACATAATACATATTACTAAGTGCTTTATTAATATAACTATTATTACTAGCTACAGCATACATAGTTATAATTCCTTTTATTGTGTCTGTTCCTTCTGTAAATATATCAGAAACATCTATTGTAAGGTCTTCTACTTGTACATTAGTTAACATACCTGATAAATCTACATAAGATACTGGGTCTGTGTCTGCTTGTTGAAGGTATCCTCCATCTACAAATATATGAAGAGTTGTGAATGTGTTTCCTGTTCCAGCATCCATGTTTAGATGTATAGAAGTAAAATCACTACTAAGTTGATAAGTATTAATTGTTATCATAAATGCTTAAAATTTAACGATGTAAATATAATAAAAAAAGGAATAAGATGATGTATCTTATTCCTTTAAATATAGAACCTAAATTAAATATTAGGAAGCAGTTACAGTAACAGCAGTTGAAAGTTGACTAACAGTACCATTTGCTAATAAAGCATCAGCAGTTAGAACTTCTCCTGTAGCTACAGTCTGAGTAGCTGACCAAACACCTGTAGTTGCATTAGCAGTAACTGTATCAGTTACAGAACCATTAACATAAAGTCTTACAGTAGCCCCTGGAGTTGATTTACCAGTAACACTAGTAGCTCCATTAACAGCCGCATCAACTGTAGGAATTGCAGTTTCTCCAATGTCATTGAATGCTATAATATATTGCTCTGGAGCATATACATCATTGTTAGCAGTATGTACTGATTTAGCATTAGTTACATATACAAGATTGTATTTACCTGTAGGTAAAGCAACTAAAGCTCTATCATCAAATGAGTTTGGATAACCAGCAAAACGCAAAGCATCTTGATCTCCTTGTGCAAGAAATTCTTGTTCCATTAAATATGGGCCATAACCAACACCATTAGCAGGAGCTACAGTTTGCACTCCAGCAACAGCGTAAGCTTCTGGAAGAGTTAAACCTGATTTAAACCAAGCAGGTCTTCCGTACTTTTTACCCCTTACATAAGGCAACAATTTAGTTACAATTGTAATTACATTGGTGGCAGATGTAATAGTAAAATATGATTTGTTTTCACGTGCCATAGCTGCATTGATAGAAGCAGTTAAAGCAGTAGCAATGGTAGTTGTAGTGTCCGAAGATGTAGCTACATAGTTACCATGTTTGAAATATTCCCCCTGCATTCCAGGAAGTTTCATTTCAATACGCAACTGGTATGTTTCTCCAGCAGTAGCTGTAGAAATAGTAACAGTTTGAGTTTCAAGTGTAGGTGCTGCGTAAGCTTTTAGAGAAGCTGACCAACCTGCAAAAGTAAAAGTAGAGCTTTTCTCTACTTGTCCATCTGCTTTTCTCCAAGCAAAAAAGCCAGTACCAATACCACTAGCGTTACTTCCTACTAATGCACCAGTCTCATCAAAGAAACCAATCTCACCAATAGGTAAATTTTTCAATGTAGTTCCAGGAGCAACAGGTTCACTCTTGTTACTAACAAATACTTTTAAAGAATTCTGATTTGAATACATTTTAAAATAAAATTAAATTAAACATTTTTTTCCATTACAACAGTCTTATCTCTTCTTATAGAGAGTACTGCCATATCTATTATTCTATCTAATACTTCGTCTGTAAACTCAGTATTTAAAGGCCCTGATTCATTTTCTACTGTCAATCCTTCTGGTAATGCTTCAAGAACTATAGGTTTAATATCCTTTAAATACTTACAACTATATTGTAATAATTCTGTATTTTCAGGTATAATAAGTTCAAATAACTCACTATTTGTATTACCTGTAATAATTCTAAGAATCTCTTTGTTATTTGGCATCCTAAAAGGATTATCTAATTTATAAGGTATTGTAGCTATAGGTGTTTTAATTACCTTAACTTCTTTTAAATGATACTTTATATCACTAGAACCTAAAACAGCTTTTTCCCAAACAATTCTATAAATATCATTAGGTACTATTATATTAATTGCTCCTGGAACCATTTTAGGTTTATTAACAGTAGCAACTGTTGGAGCAGTAATAAATTCTAAAATAAACGGTTGTAAGTATGTAGATACTACTCCATCTACCTCAAACTCATCACATAACTCTTTATATATAAGTTTCTGTGCTTCAGTTAAATATATAGATTTTTCATATTCATCTACTTCAATAGGAACTTCAAAAGCATTTAATTTTGTATCTATCCTATCACTTATTTCCGTCAGTTTCATATTTATCGTAATAATATTGTTCAGCTAAAGTAGCTGCTAATTTTAATATATCTCTATGACATGCAATATCTAATTCAGATGTCCTAGCTGCTGTTTGTCCATCAATAGATGCTGCTGGAGTTAAAGATGCTAGATTAGTAAGTATTATAGGATTAGGTTTTCTCACATACCTTAATTTATATACTATACTACTAGTAGTTACTTCTGGTCTACAAAATACTTCTATATTAGACTCTGTAGAAGGTGTGACTAATAGTCTCCAAGCTCTTCTTCTAGGAGGATATTTATAAGGACTTATTTGTTTTTGTTGAAATTCTATATTAGATAATGTGATTACAGTGTAATCTATATTAGTAGAAGTATCTGTTATAACTTCATTTAATACTTTAATTATTCCATTAGTAGGTAATTTAAACAATATTCCCCAACTATACCCTGCATTTGATACTGGCACATTATCTGTATATGTATCATATAACTGTGCCAATAAAGGCACAGTATCTGTTTGACTTGCAATATTTTGTACATACAGTTCTTGTGCATGAGTTAGAATCATAGATTTCTCATACAAGTCTAAACCTGGAGCACCATTCTTATTTATATTTTCATAAATAACATCTAATTCTGCACTAAATTCTGCTGTTGTCATATTTTACTCATTAAAAGTACTCTGTACTCTTGATTTATATTAGATTCTAAATAAGTTATAACATTTTCTAAAGATGCTACTTGATTAGGTTCTGCTAAAGCAACCATATCTTTACTATAGTATTGAGAACCTTTTTTAACTATTTCACCTTTTGCTAAAGCTTTAAAGATTAATACCTTAGTATTGTAACTTGGATCTTTAAGTAATTGTACAAATTTCTTAGGATCTTCATTTAGTATTTTACCTACTTCAGCATTTAACCATTCTGTAGATGTGTCATCTCCTACTTTAATGTTTTTTATTCTCAAGAAATCCATTGAAGCTTCTCTATTATCTTCTAATTTTCCAAGAAGTTTATAAGCTTCTTTCATAACATCTACTTTCTTCAATGTTTGCTTTGCCTCATCATCTTTGCGAATAATAACAAATCTATAAGTTTGTTTATCATCTATCATGTTAATATTTGGTGCTACTAAATCATCATATGATTCTAACACCCTTGATTTTATAAAGTCTTCTGGTTCATTTAAATCTAAGTAGGCTCCTTCTTTACCTATTCTTACTTTTAAACTATCCCAGTAGTTATTTTCTTTTTTATAAATACTTAAACCTCCTGTATCAAGAGATAAAAGTTTCTCTAACCCTTCTTTTTCCTCATTTGAAAGAACGTTAGCATATTGTCCATTTCTAAGTCTTTTAGCTGGAAGTGTTATATAAGCTCCTTCCAATAAACCCCCATAAGCAATATGTCTTGTGTCTGTTACTATACCCTTCTGTTTCTTTATGTACCTAACTTCTATTTTCTCATTAGGTAATTGAAATACTCCTGCCATTTTTTTTT